GTTGCAAGTCCAGCGGCAGGAGGAGCCGATCCACCATCCATATCCTCATCTAGTTTCTGTAAGGTAAACCCCTTGCCTTTAAGATAATCCTTTAGTTGCCATTTCTCAACACAGTAATCATTTTGGTCCAACCAATTTTCTACACAATTACACGATTCATTACAATTACAACCATTAACGCAGGAGTCAATATTTTTTCTTTCATCTTCAATACAAACTAGATTTCTACCATTTGTACTATTACCTGTCGGATAAAACATATTATTCTAATATTTCTTTTATATTCTTGGCAAATATTCTAACTATATTGCCAGATTCATTCTTTGTTACGTAACCTATTATATCATTATAAGTATCATATATTGGGCTATCAATAAGTAATTTTCTTCCCATATTATCAACAATCCAAGAATTTAATATTTTACTAACTTCCTTGCTATGAGTCATGTTTCTGATCTCTGTAGCATTTGGTGATCCACATCCACACATAATTATCTATAGTCTCCTCTAGCCTCTTTCCTCTTTAGATATTGCCAAAGAAAATTTAATCCCTTAGCGTAATCCTTAGCAGATTTAAAAGGGTCCGAGAATTTTTTTATATCGTTACCGTTTCCTTCTTTTACTTCCTTAGACTTTATTGGATTATATCTCCTCACTGTACCTGAGGGATGTATAGTATAAAAAACATCACCATGTCCAAGTTCTTTTTGTTTCTTAACACTTCTGACAAACTTCATCGTGTTATTTAACTCCTGCTGGTGTGAAGTGTCCTCATCAAAACCAAGAGACAATAGCCTTCTATACTCTCTAGATTTTCTTACCCTGTCCAATTCAATTTCTCTTCTATACTCTGTTTTATATTCATATTCGGGAGAATATGATTTAAAGTCAAGAAGATGTTTCATCTGCTTCTTCATACTATTTATCGGAAAGCCAGTCTCTATAATCTTTAAGATTTGATAGATTCTTTTTTCCTTTTTTTGTTTGTTTTGAATCTGGGTCCAAAAATGGTATTATTTTACCTGGTCCTTTAGGTTGAAACTTTGGCATTGTTGAAGATCCAATAGGTTCAAGACTAATGGGAAGATCCATCTCGTCGACATGATCCGGAAGTTTTTTATGCTTAGTTGAAGCATATGCTTTAAGTTCCTTCTCGGTCATACTCCTAGATAACTTAACTATTTCGTCTCTATATTTAGGATTAAGATCAGATGGTGATAATTCACCAATTCTAACTGCATATGCTTGTCCAAAAAGTGATTGCTGAGATTTACTTACTGCTGGCATTGCTTATTTTATTTTAATTAATCTTGGTTCAAATCGATCGACCATTGCTGAATGTATAAGCTGCGGTGTATTTGATTTATACCATTTATTTATAACGTATATGCAATTATCATTATTTCCCGCAGGTATTATCTCAACAACGTCATATCTCTTTGGTGTTTCCCCGTGCATCGGTTCAGTAATAATTTCTCCTATAACTGGCATTCTGGTTACGTCTCCGCCACTATAGGTTGGCATCATATCTTCATTGAGAAAAGAAACAAATGATTTTACATTTTTCATAATGTATATATCATTATTTTTTATGTCTATTCTTATAATTTTGTTCGTAATCTTTCAGAACATTAGGATTTGCTTTAAGATAAGCTATTTCCTTATTGGTTTTTGGTAATAATTCATTAGTTAGTGATTTTAGTTTCAATGTAAGTGATTCAGTGAATCCTGGGGTATTTCTATATGGAGCAAAATAATCTATAAAACCCAATAGCTTTGCCGGGTGATCTTTAGAATCTTTTGATATACTAGGGTCTGCCATATTTCTTGTTACAATGAATGTCCCATATCCTTCCCTGCTCCCATCTAAGGGATTAGCGTTACCCTCTGCACCTGTCCATGATTTTTTTAATTTATCCACCGACATGACTATCCCAGTGTGACCGTTACCCGGGTATCCACCTTTTTTGTCTCTACTGAGATAACAAAATACCATGCCAGGAAGAAGCGAATTGATATCCATTCCTGATTTATATTCTATCTTTTTTCCTTTAGTATTAGACCAATGATATCTAACTGCAGCAACAGTGGGTATACTTTTTTTTATATCCGCCGGGAATTTTGTTTTGGTTAAAACATCATATACAAATGCTACACACCAAGGATCTCCTGGCACTGCTCCAACATTTTTCTGAATGGGCTCAATATTTATTCCTTTATTACTTCCTCTTGGTGACTCCTCAACTTGAGTTCGTTTAAGAGAATTACAAAAACTATTAATTAAAGGATCAAATTTATTTACTTTACCCTCTAATAAATATTGATAGAACGATAAAATTTTAGACATTTGCAATTATATTTCATCTATATATCACACAAAAAAAAGGACTTATAAATATAAGTCCTTTTTTTTCTTCTGCCATTCAGAGTCTGACATTGGTTTCTTATTAAGATCCCAATTTTTATCAGGATTGATTATCTTCTTCTTACTCTTGTACCAATCTCCAAATGTCCATATAAATCTATTATATCCCTTACCTACAGTAGCAAATCCAGTGTCTCCTGGTTGTATAGCTATTGGTGATTGGGGTGGAACATAGGAATCAGTGTTTGAGGATTTAGATGGAGTCTTCATATCTTTCTTTGTCATAGATGACAGTTTCTATTTTTGTTTTTGTGACTTGTATCGTCTCAAAGTCTCCCAGAGTTCCCTCCATATAAGATGCAACTTTCGTTTCCACATCTAATACAGATTCCGCTGAAACTAGAAATTGTGATATAGTGTAAACCGGATCACCGTTCTTTTTAACCTCTCCTGACTCAAATCTTACTTTTGCTAAGTAGTAGCTCATGTTATGTTTTTTAAAAGTTAGTAATTATGCCGCTTTGTTTTTAGAATCCTGTACTTCGGTTCTTACTTCTTGTGCAAGTGCTTTTAATTCTTGCATAGCTTTTCTAACTCTAGTACCAGCTGCACTGTTACCTTTACTGAAGAATTTTTCAGCATCACCTTGTGTTTGCTCTAATAGAGCCTTGATTTGTTCGAATTTTTCCATTTTAAATTTAATTTTAATTTATTATTATATCAATGATTTCACAAAAAGTTCCCTTATCTGCTTATAATTAATGATTTTTCACTTGAGCCAGTTTGAACCGACCAATTTTTACCGAGTTGAGACACACATATAGACTTCATATACTCTATGTATTCACCCTTACCTTTATATTCCAAATTGTCTTGCAAATTATCATACATCCTTACAACCTTAGGATTGAAAGAAAGGTAATCTAGAACACATTTGAAGATCTGCTCCATGAGTCTAGATAGCTCATTTCCATCAACAAGAAATTCTGAAGTACTAACCGAAGGTATATCCTCCTTATCCACTGCTATATCCTCTATAAGTTCATGATCTATTTGGTTTATGTTAAGCACACAATAAGAATTTTTAGCACCCTCTATAGGCTCATTCTCAGAATATTTACCTATTATAAGATGGTATCCCATTTCATGTTCCTCGTCTTCGCTATCAAGACTGAAGAAATAATGATATACATCACTTACTTTCTTCATCAGGAATGGTGATGTACCAAATCCGTCATTCTCATTAACCGGACTTGTAAATTGATCAAATGATGCAATAAACTTTTTCATTTTTATTCTTGGTTATTTTTTTCCATTTCTTCATGAATTTCAGATTCCGTTATAAGTTCCGAATTTTCAAATTCACCCTCGTCTTCCTCCTTAATTCCAGTACCTTTCTGTGCATCTATTAATGAATTATAAACATTGGCAACAGCCTGAGGTACAAGCTTTTTGAATCCAACATAATCTTCGGATTCTATTTTCTTTCTAACGTCACTACCACTCGACGATCTTTTAGTTTGTATTATCTTTATATCTTCAGGGAAATCACCACCTGCCTTTTTGAGGTAGTCAGCTTGTTTATTGTAGTCCTCTATCCTATCGTCACCAGCTCCTATGGTTTTAGGAATAAATCCATGTTCCTTAGCCTTTCCGTATATAGGTCCAAGAAGACCCCTATTGACAACAAAATAACCAGAGATCTTTCCAGGATTATCTTTAACTATTCCCTCCATATAGCGGGATATTAATTTCTCATCGTATGGGGATTTACCAGATTTATTATGTCCCGGATGAACTACAGCAATAATACTAGGAAGATCATTCTCCTTGTATAACTGATCAACCATTTTTAAATGTCCATTATGAAAAGGTTGAAATCTACCAACAAGTAGATTAACAGGTTGGAGCTTTTTTTCTTCCTTGTCGCTGTCCTCGTTGATTTCCTTTGATTTATCTTTCTTGCTAGTGTCTATCGTTTCTAAAGCTGAAATAAATTCGTTGTAAGAATAAAAAGGATCGTCAGTATCAGATTCCTCAGAATTATCAGATTCGCTAGTAACATAATCTATTTTCTTGGAAGATAGATTATTTTTCTTGAAATCCATAAATGATGGTATAGCTTCAGATTCCTGTATAGCGGGTTTGGTTTCCTTAGCAACAACTCTTTCTATATCGCTAACAACTATATTAAATTGATCTATTATACCAGAAGTTATTATTCCACTGGCTCTTTTTCTTATCTTTCTAAATGAGTTAAGCATAAGTTTAAATAGGGACTCGTAGGAATCGTCGGTATCAAGATATTTAAGAACTCTTTTATCCTTTATCATATCAAGATTCAACCTAAATTCATCTTTCTTCAAGTAATCAGGTTCTTGAAAATCAGCTCCCCTGTATTTATATGCATATTCACCTAGAAATTTAACGAAAACGTCAGACATAAAAGAAATGTATCTCTCGTCGTCAGTATCACCCGAAACGTTAAACGACTCAACACCTTCCTCTAATATGAAATTCATAATATCCATTATAGTAAGACCAAGAAAATCGCTAGGTTTTTCATCAGATCTTCTGCTATATTTTTCCTTTGCCATTTCAGTGAATACTGGATCCACCATCTTGGATAATATTGGTTCCTTCCCATTATCTTCCTCACCGAATCTAAAAACTATTCCCTCTATCGGTTTATCAAGATCGTTATTAAGTGCACTAGTCTTAGCTTCTGGATTAAGAACACCAATTATGTACCTAACAAAACTTTTAGTTTTAAATTCGGAAACTAATTGATCAAAAGGGGTTCGAAGAAAATCGAGGATTTGATTTTTCTGATCCTCGGTTAGCATACCCTGGAATATTATGGGAGGTCTTTCAACACCAAGAATATCAGCCCAGTTATCAAGTTGTTCCTGATCCTGTATTGTCGAAGCTGGTTTACCATTTTCGTTTTTGGTGTGTATATATGAAAGTATCAGATTGTTCTTAGGCAATCTATCATAAGCAATCTCCACAGGTTGATTATTTGAAAAATACTCAAGACCGAATCTCCATCCTCTAGGAATCTCATTAAGTATATGCGGAGGAAGTGATTCTATATAATTTATAGGCTTCTCGTAATATTTCATAAGGGTACGATCAACAAGAGTTATTGGATATCTCTGATCTCTCTTATAAAAATTAAATCTACCAGTTTCTGAATTTCTTTCAAAAACAAAAGCAGAACCGTCCATTTTTTCATTAATGGTCACATAGGAGTTAAAGAGATTATCGATGAAATCCTTACCCTTTTTGTTATAAATATCATATAAATGACTAATCCCTGCCATAAGTAGCTTTTTTAATGTTTATTATTGTATTCTGTTAATCTCTGTAGGTATTTCTAGTCCAACCCTCTGTAAAAATTCCACAAATCTTTCCTTTATTTCTGGTAATTTGTTTACAAGTTCAAACTCAGGAGAAGTTATTATTTTAAATAACTGTTCAAAAGTTTTAACATCATCAGTAGTATAACCTTTACCTAAAGCAAAATCTATAAATTCCTGAGGATCATTAGTAACAAATCTTTCGCTTCCTTCTATTTTCTTAGGATTCTTTAATCTGTCTTTTATCTTCCCTCTGTAAGATTTTGTATGCCAATATAGACCATCGCTTAAAATAAGAACAGGTGTGTTATAATCCAAGACCTCACCAATTTCGTTTCTCTCCATAATCTCCTTCCTTGCTGACAATATCGCGGCTAGTAACCAGTTTCTATGTGCCGATTTATATTTACTTTCCCTCGTTTTGTAATTTGGTGAATAATATATAAAATCCGCCCATTTCATGTCTGACAGTGGTATAAGATCAAGTTGAACTAATCCATTATTCTTGTCACCATTTATTGGCCACCCCAGACTAACTATATTGAGACCCTTCAGATAATTTATCTCAGTAGTAAATCCAAGAATATCGTCAATACCATTTTTTATTTTATCGTAAATAAACCCAGAACATTCTTTTCTTTCTATTCCATTATCCAGAGAGTACCAAGTTGCATCATAACCAATATCCAAATCTCCCGATGTATCATCAGGATTTTCTTTCTTCCCTATGCTACCAATGATAACATACTGATCATTTATTTTGTTTGGGTCTATACCGATGAGGGGAAAAAGATTTTCCTGAATACTTTTTAGCGTTTCGGAAAATTCGTCCTCCCTTATTCTTCTAGAAGTTTTTATAGCTGCCCCTCCCTCGAATATTGAAATAAATCTAGCAAAATCGATAATCCTATTACTCATTATCTTTTTTTCCTAGTTTTTTTATAATATGAATTCATTACATCCTTTAGATAATCTCTGTATATTTCCTCATCCTTGGATTTAGGATTTTGAGGTGAAAAATCATCACCAAAATATTTTTTACCTCTCAGAACACCAGACTTATAAAATTCCTCAGCATCCTGCTCAGTCACATTTTTATTCTCTATGTGCTCAGCTTCCCATTTTTTAATAATCTCATCTTTTCTTCTTCTTATTTCGTCCTTGTCAAGATCCTTCCAAGATTTAGTATCTTCACCAGGGGAAAGAAAATCTATAAAGGAAGCAGTTCCTTTTGCAACAGCTCCTGTAACAACAGCAATTGCGCGGGAAGCACTTTTCATACTGGAAAGGTTAGGATCAGAATCGCTATAATAGCTGCTATATCCGCTATCACCAATACCTATCTGATTTCCAATTTTTCTAAGCCATCTTGTGAAAGATGTTTTTCCGTGAGCATCATAATATTCAGAATTTTCATATGATTCTTGGATATTAGATTTATTGAATTCATCAAAAGATTTTATAGTCATTAGTAAAAAAATGTTTTTCTATATATCCTTAATATAAATTAAAGTTTAACGTTGTATATCTTATATTCAAAACCTTCCTTCTTATAAATCTCTATTCTTTCGATGCTATGTTTAGCAAGATAGCTCTTATATTTTCTTGTACTAAAATCATCAACAAAATCTATGACATTAACCTTTTCCTTACCCTCCATCTTTCTCATTCCCCTACCCAAACTTTGTTTTATAAGGATTTCGCTCTTGTATGACTCGACAAGAAATATATTATGCAGATTGTTTATTGATATCCCAGTGGAGAATGTTCCGTACGTCGCAATTAGAACCTTATTAGAGCCGATTGACATTCTTCTCTTATATTCCTCTCTCAAAGCCTCACTTGTGTCGCCATCAACGTAAAACACCTCTCTATCGCCATTTAATTCTCTGAGAAGATTCCATATCTGCTTACCGTACTCCTCTTTAACAGATTGGAATAAAACCAGGGAGTTTTTAGATGTCTTATTTATGAATTCAGTAACATAATTCAGACGTTTTCTACTTTCAATAACTAACTTTCTTTCAAGATTATAAATCTCGTTACCTTCAACGTTATTATCACTAAGCTTAAGGTCAGCTAATTTTTCTTTATAGACAGGGTCTAACCAATCCATGGTAACTACCTTTATGGAAACAGGAGTTGCATACCCATTATCAAAAAGAAAACTGGGTGGGATCTCCATCACAAGGGGTCCAAGAAATTGTTGTATAGTCAAATAGTCAGCAGTTCCCTTTTTGGTTAGAGTTCCTGTTAATCCAAATCTCCATTTGGAATGCATACATTGGGAAACTATCTTCTTTATCGAGGTACTATTTGTATGATGACAATTACTAACAAGAATTCCATTAGCTATATAATTGTGATTTAATCCATCATCCGATAATATCCTGAGATTGTATACATTATCCGATGTTTCTATTTTGCTAATTTTTTTTATCTTCATAATTTTTTATTTTTATAGCTTTTTCAATTCTGTTAGCTATTTTATCAGATTCTGGTTGTCCATTCAATAAATCCCTTCTATAATTAGCGGAAATCCAATTCTCGTCTATATAGTTGAATTTATACCCGTTTATTTTACACCATTCGTCTGCTGCATACATCTTATCTAAACAATCCTCCTTCTTATTACGTGGCTTAATCTCATATATTATTTTTTTATCCATATCACAAAAATCTACTATATAATTGCGTAATTTATTCTTTTTTGAATCAAGGTACTCTATTCTTATGTTCTCATATAGAAAATCGGGATTTATAATATAAAATAAAGCTTCCCATGAGGATCTAACTTTAACTATTTTATTTTTTATTAGTACTTCTATTTTTCCACCATAGAGAGAATTATTTACACCAGGCGTAAAGATCCCACATTTTATTTTCTTTCTAACAATTGAGGATAATTTAATTTTCATTGAATTTTTACTCTCATCCGTCATTCTATGCGACGTGTTATTTAATTTCTGTTTTTCAGAAAAATCCGCATCCGCACAATTTCTGCAACAGAAATCATTAAGAATCCACTTTCTTCCTGATTTTATTTTTTTTTTATTTTTACATCCATTAAATTTGCATATACCATTATCAGGATCACAATAGATTAATAGATCATATAATGTTTCGATGTAATAGGGAATGTCAAATAGATTTGTATTTTTGACATTAGTAACAATCCTAGTATTAAAATCAGGGATTTCCCTAACTTTTAATATGGAGAGTCTTCTTGAATTTTCATAAAGATACAGATAAAGTGGATTCATATGTTTGTATGATGAGGTTTGTTTTATATATCAAAAAGCTCATCGGAATAATTAAGAGCATCGACTCTTTTCCATTCACCATTTTTTAATTTAACCTTATGATTTCCGGTTACCTTAAGAATCTTTCCACATTCTGTCTCTATCTTGTACATTTGTTTATCTTTATTTAGATTTTTATATACAAATTCCACGGTTCTTTTCTCCTGCCCATTAGTAATATCGTTAATAGTTAATACGGAATCTCCAATATTAACATCAGATATTTTTTTATAACCGCCATCAGCCATACTTACCAATGAATCCGGAGATAAACACTCATCTATAAATACGCAATCAACCTCGTCAAAAAAATCAGATTCTCTTTTAACCAGGGATTGGTATGTACCTATTATTATATCGCAGCCATCCTTGATCTTACTTCCACCACCTATCTGCTGAATCTTCACACCGTCTAATTTATCAAGTCCATATTCCTCAAAATCATCATTACCCTGGAATACAAGATTGGAATTGGGTACGATCATAAGGATCTTTCTTACCATTCCTTTAGATTTAAGATAAGCAAAGATCATAAATGATATAAGGGTCTTTCCTGATGATGTAGCTACCTCAGAAACTGAATATCTATACCTCAATATCTTCCATGCAGTCTCTATTTGGTAATCTCTAGGCATCTTATCTGGATTACCCCCTATACCACCCTCGAAAAATTCATTAACCCACTGAGTAAATTCATCAAGCTTAACATCGTCAGTTACAACGCTGTTTAATCCTTCTATTTTTATATCAATCCTGTATTTCTCGCCTATATCTAGAAGCTCTCTCCATAATCCTATGGGAACTTTCCAGAATCCACCTCTCTTCTCTATGAAACATATAGATCCATCCCAAATCTTTTTCTTGACTAGAGGATGGAAAAAATGATTATGTATTTTTTGAGTCAGCGAGATTTCGACCTGCTTTTTCTCAACCTCATCAAGTGCTTCCAAGAGAAGCATCCATTGATGATCATCAGTTACTCTAAATTTTAACATTCTATAATTTTATTTTACCGTGGAACCTCTTAGGTAGTCCTCCAGAGCTATTCTCTGACGAACGCCATAAAGCATATGATCCACTGTTTGTATGGTCTGGTCTATAAACTTACGATGATTCTCCACCAATTCCATTTTTTCCGATATCTCAACCAGATCACCTTCTATCAGCAACATCTTTTCAGTTGCTCCGTATCTAACATTCATTTGTTCCGAATACTCCCTCATCTTTCTTGCTTTGTCGGACTTGTATTTGGAGCTCAGCTTGGAAACTATTCCAGCTAGCTTATAGCTATACTCCAAAAGTACTTGCCTGTAGCTGAACATGTCAACTTGAGCTTTTGCTAAGGTTTTTATATCCTTCATGTTCAATGAAAGAACCTGTATTTTTTCTTTCCATTCCTCCCTTTCGGTTTCGAAAACCTTCCCGAAATCTGTTTTTTGCTCAGACATATTAAAATAGTTTTGGTTTGTTTTTAGATCCTCTCTTTTTGGGTAGATCTAAAACTTTAATTTCATTTTTATTTTCTACGATCTTTTTTTCAACTGGTTCATTTATTTTAGGCTCCTCAAAATCTATATCAATATTCAAAGAATCGTCACCAGAAACTATTATAGGAAATTTTATCTTAGATTTCTGATTTCTAGTTATCTCATTCTCCCAATTGTCTATTAAATTTTGCTGATCAATCTTAGTCATTGATAAAATATCTGAGGTCAAGTATATCATTCGTAAAATAGTTATCCATCCTTTTAACCTTTTTTCCAATTGCTCTTAAGTGTATAACAAGATCATTAAGATCCCATTTTCTATTCTTGGTTATACCGTTCTCCTCGAGAAATTTACCCCAGTTAAAAACGGTCTCTCCCTTACTTAAAAGATCCATGCTTTTTCCTATTCCTGCTTTATCCCAGTCATAGAAGTATTTTTTGTTTTCGACATCAAAAGGAAATCTGTTCTCAAGCGAACATAAACCAACAGAATTTGGCCAAAAGAAAGAATCCATCGGTCCTTCGAAAACTGTTATTTCGTGAGAGAAGTCAAGATTACCGATACCGAAAACATTTGATATTGGATCGACATCCCTCGCTCTATCCAAAATGGATTCGTCAGTAATATTAAGTAACTTCTCGTATATTCCACTGAGCTTATAGGTTAAATATTTAGAACTTCCTTTTATGGAGTTCATATTTCTAACCTGAAGCCCGATTATTTTCTCATCAGGAGTTAGATTGAACAGAAAGAGTCTTTCCTTTCTTGGATCCCAAGCAAATTTCATATCTGGCTTTTGGTGTCTCCTAGTAATATACCTATGTATAGAAGATCCGAAGACTTCCTGCAATCTAAGTTTTTTAATGAAATCCGCTCTAGATATTAATAGATCACTTATATCATTATCAAAGAAATAAGTTATGTCTATCTTTCCTATGGCTGATCTTCTTTTTGTTTTATTTGTATCTATTATGGACCTTAATTCCTCACGCTCCTCCCCACTAAATCTTGAATAGAGGGAAAAATCCTTAAAGAACGAAATTGAATCCTTATAAATTCCACATCCACCGTTATAACATTTGTATGCCATGGTATCCATGTAGAAATTACCTCTTTTCTTTCTAGCATCATTCGAGTCTCCACAATAAGGACACGAGAAATTCAAACGATTCCCCGCTTTATAAACTATCTGTTTATTTGGATCTCTAGAAAATTCCTTTGCTAGAACGTCCCTTACTGCTCTTTCGATTTTATCTAGTTGCATCTTTACAAAATAAAAAGGGACAACTCGTCTAAGGAGATGTCCCTTTATTTCTAATTATTATAGGTCGTTATAAAGATCCTCTAATGAATTTGTTGGACTAGGAGCGCTAGGAGCTGAAGCAGCAGTATTTGCATATCCGCTTACTTTTGTGTTGCTAACTTCGTCATAAAGATCATTAGCAGCACTACTAGTTTCAGGAGCAGCCTGTCTAGCAGGTGCTGATTGAGGCGCTGGTCTAGAAGGAGCTGAAGCAGCACTACCTAAAATTTCATTAAGTACTCTTTGCTCAGGAACACTATTTCTGATAACACCCATAACTTTTTCGGTAAGATCATCATCCCAATCTTTGTAATCAAAGCTTGTTAGATTCTTAGGTCCTTCGTTTAAGTAAGCAAGAATAACCTCCATGTCCTTCTGGTTTTTCTCCATAGATTTACCATCAACTTTAATTGAAGTTTTCTCAGCAACAAAAGAGCATAGATCGTAGTTATTCCACTCACCTACTTTTCTTACACTTACTGAAAATTCTCTACCTTCAAAAAGATCGAAAGGATTGCAAGGAGCTCCATATTCAGTTTGCAATTGAGCCTCGATCATATCATTAAGTTTTTTACCAAACTTAAAGATCATAATCTTTCCTTCTAATTCTGGTCTATTCTTATCTTGCACGATCTGAACTAGAGAATAGAAATCCTCTTTTCTTGCAAAGTTTTTAGATAGCTCCTGATCAGCAGCAGAATGTGAATTCTTAAGTTTCCAGAATAAATCCTTTAATACTGATTTCTTACCAACTGTTGAAGGACAATCCGCAGAAAACCCGTCACCACTTACTGGATCTTTTAAATACACATAATATTTATGGATTTTTGATTTTGCTGGATTCTCTGGGTTTGGTAAGAATCTAATTAATGATTTATAAACTCCATCCTTACCGTCTTCCGGGTATGGCTTATAAAAATCATCTTTGTCCCCTCCTGATGTTGGAACTTTTGTTACGAATGCCTCTGCATCCAAATTGAAAATGTCTAAATTACTCATCTTTCTTAAATTTTTTTAATTTGTTTTTTAATTTGTTTTTAAATTCTTTAAATTTTACTTCTGTTTTTACTTTTGTTTCCTCTAATCTTATAATATTACATTTTTTTTTAATTTCTAAATTCAATGAGCGCTAAAATAACACACGAATAACTACTATTGTGTGTTACATTGTATATGATAAAATATTGATTGCTTGTTCTATTAATTGGGGAGACTCAGAAAGAGCCATTAGGATATTACCCCAATTTCTTTGTAGTTTTTTTACTCTTAGATTTCCCTTTAATTTTTTCATTATTTCCTCTTAATTCCTCTTTTAAATACAAATTGATCCAAGTTGAATCAACAACATCGTCTATTGGCTTGTTTATTGCCTTAGCTTCAGTTATCCATTCTGTTTTATTCTCTTCCAATATCTTACAGAACACATTTAAGTTTGTTTCATCCTCCATATATATCCGCCAGCTTTATTTCTTTTTCCGTTTATGCACAATGATATTTTAGATGACGATATGCCAATATTCATATCTCTCAAAAAAGTAACAGCATCAATTATAGATTGAAAAGTATCAATATATAAACCTTCCATCGAATATCTTTCTACACTAATCATATTATTCGGTTTCTTACCAATCTTTGATTTGGACATCTTATTCCTAGTAGAATCTGAAAATCCACCAGCTTCAGAAATTGATTTGATTCTATTCTCCGAAAGTTTTTTTCTAGAATCATCGGACCATTCCCTACCGGATGTTGCCAGGGATCTTAATTTTTTTGTATATTCAGAAAGGTTTGATTTTCTAATTTTCTCAATAACATCAGGTCTACTCATTACCTCCCTTTGTTTAATTGATTTTTTAAGTCTTGTCTCCTCGCTTATGGTAACTCCCAGTCTACTACCAACAATGCTGCATATATTATAACCTATATTTGGATCATTGGAATTTAATAAATCCAAGTAATACTGCTCACGTACCAATAGATCAGATTTATTATCTATAATCTCAAGTATTACAAACCTGAAATATTCATGTCCATGTAGATTGTATGAATTCTGTAATCGTAAACTATGATGTTTATTTTTTCTAAGATCCAAAATATGTTTATTAAATCTTTTTCTAAAATTTACTGCTGAACCTATATAGAATTTATTATTAAGAGTATTATAAATTTTATATATACCACTTTTTTTAATATGTTCAGGATCTATATTAGATTCATAATTTTTCATTTTCAATGTTATATTTTAAAAATTTAGCAACCCATATGGAATCAACTATATCCTCGATTGGTTTTTTTACAATATTGCTTTTAGTTTTTATTAGATTAATATTATTTTCCAGCATTTTAATAAAATTATAAGACTCCAAATTATTAGATATTATACCATTTAACATATCTACTTTTTTATAGGATCCACTACCTGCAAATTTCTTTATTGTTGTTGGTGGAAAAACAAAAAATCTGCTTGAATCACCTCCTAGCATATCGAGTATTTTTGATCTTAGTATTCCTGTTGACATTGATATATCAATTAAACTATTACCACTTGACCCAAAAGATATCCCCTCTATAGCTATATAAACATTCGGATTATTAGAATATTTTATAATTTGTGACATTATCATATCGGTAAGATGAATGAATGATTCAATTTTTAATCTTTCCGATATATGATAAGGAACAGAATTATTTTTTTCTTTCCTAATTAATATAAGATTTGTTTCTGGACTTTCAGATAATAATTTAAACTGATCATTCCTAGAAAACATTTTATTTATATCATTATCAGTTTTAAATATAGATATGACATTAAGTAAATCACCTTCGATGATACTTATTCCAGTTGAATTTAAACTATAATCTATTCCTATGTATAGATTCATATAATTATTTGTTACTGGTTAATATCCTGTTTTTGCCCAACTGAATTTGTTGTACCATATACCTTAGCTAGTTTACTGAAACAAGACTTAACCTGCTCCTCCGAAAGACAATCTATAATATCATCTAAAACTCTTCTATCGTTGCCACAAGCAGCGATAAGTAGATTTTTCATGTGATCCTTCTCGCCATATAATGGCTGGCCATATTTTGCTTCGTTTAGCTCTTTTAAATTTGAGAATGTTTTCATTTTAATTTGTTTGTTTAAGTATATATCTACTTTGCTTCCAGAACTATATCAAGATAGTTACACTTGAAACCCATGGTAAATGGGGTAAACTGATTTACATTTGATGCATAGCTCAATTGTAATTCGGAATATGAGGTTAATATTACCTCCTTAAAAGTTACAGATGTCACTATATTTCCCTCATTGTCCATTATTCTTAGAGGTAAATCTGGTAATCTCAATTGATCATTTTGAAAATTAAGAAAATGTAATATCGTATCTAGCATAATGAAATAGTTTATAAAACCATCAACATTTTTAAAACCAATACTAAAATCATGAGAAAATAAATCCTGGATATTTGTTGAACTTTTATATGATATTTTTTTCCCCAGATTCCTAATTTGTTCCACAGTGTCTATAGTCATGCTTGGAAATCCTATCGTTTGTATAGTACTATTCATATAGTCATTTATATTATCAAACGGTATTGGTTGTTTCTTAATATATGGTAAATATTTATCCACTACCTTAGGAGGAAAAAATCCTCTAGGAAAAACAAAATAAAAACTATTACCTTTTGGGTTTAATAACATAACAAATTATTTGATTTAGAGTCCTAGTAAGTTAAGGTTTCCGAAAGAACCTCCTCTTAATTTTCTAATTGTTGCAGGTGCTAATATTCCCTTACCTGCTTTAATTACATCATCCTTAGTGATGTTAGGATATTTAATTCTTCCAGGTTTACCAGGTCTAAGGAAATAATTAACAATAGTTCTATCTGCCCATCCAATAGCTTTATAACCTCTCATTTCCGCACTTATAGCAGCTATTTTAGCAGAACCTAATAATACCTGATTTGTTGAAGCAACTGCAGGGGTTTGTACACCAACGGTTCCAGAAGCTCCAGGAGAAGCAGGAAGTATCGATTTTATAGACGGACTAGGTGCATTAACCTGCTCGGTTATTGGTGCTCCTGTTGATCCAGTAGATCCAGCAGAAACAGGCACACTTGTTGATCCAGTAACTCCAGTAGAAAAATCTTCCTCGCCATTCTTTTTCCAGTATCCCCAATACATAACAGAATTTGAGTTATTAACGGGGGTTAGTATATTATTATTAGCAGCGGTATTAGTGAAATTATTTGCTCCACTTATTGCATTACTTGCATCTCTTCTATCAGAAATTACAGACTCTATAGATTTCTCCAAAACGTTATTGGTTGTACCTGCATTAACCGTAATTGTACTTTTATCAGCAGCAGAAAGAGTGGTTTGATTTATAGAAACACCGTTAGTTATAAAGAATCTTCTATCGTTTATTTGTAGAATCCTAGTAGCTGCGGATTCATCAATCTTGAATGCAATCTCACCTAATGCTGGATTTGCTATCGTGTTATCTTTAAGTGAAGGAATTTGAATTTTACCACCACTAAGATCTATAAAAGATATATTAAATTCACCGGAACTTGTGAGATCCACTGAGACAGGGTCATCAGATGGACCACTCTTAATGAATTTGAATTTTAAATAAGTATCAAAGGGAGAAATAGCTATGGTTAATTTTCCGCTCCCCATCGCAATAGTTGTTGATGCACCAGTATCTATTCTTAATGAATTATTACTAAAGTTAAGGCTGTTCACCGAAGCAGTAACATAATTCTGATTTATAAAAACATTCGTATATTTCACTATTTCCCTTGGTGTAGGATTATTGCTACTCATGTTTATTGTTGGTTGTGAATATATTCTGTTGTATATCTTCTGAACCTGCGGAAAATTACTTAGTTGTATTGGTTTTATCTTTAAGCCCCATTCTGCTGGGCTAGATGATGTATATGAGGATATCCTTATCGTTCTACTCTGATCCACACTATTTATTAGCGTCATTGTGTATCTAAGGGTAAAACTAGCAGCAACAGATGCATTTCTAACTATGGGTCTGTAATAATTTGGTGAGTCATAAGCTGTTGTCTGAATAGAATCAAAATGAGATGTTCTTATTAGTGATGCACCAATCTGCTCAAGAATCTCTATTTGGTGACCGATATAATACGAATTACCAAGGGAGTTTTGGAACAATATAAAATCCTCAATAAACCCCTCATTATCAGTTGCATAGAATTCAAAAAATTCCCCTCTATCGGAAGGTCTTATTGTTGCACCTATATTAGCAAACTGATCCTCCTGTTCTAGTGAAAGTGTAGCTATCTTGGACGATTCATATCTAGCATACCCAGCATAATCAACTGTGCTTTGAACCTGCCAAGCAGATATTCTAATTGGTGAATTATAGATGAACCCAAACCCACTATGACTTATAAGTCCAGCTAGAGTCTGTGGTTTAAATACTGAGGATGAAGCTTGATATTTATTATTCATATCCCTAAGATTAGGAATCTTTATCTCTATGTACTTATCATAAATATTTGAACCTATGGTAACAGGACTAGGATTAAGATTATAATCATCGCTTGTTCCTTTCTTTATAAGAATTTGAGAAACAGTTACTGGAGTATTATCGACATCAGCATATTCTATCGACATTATAAGTCCATCAATATTTCCAAGATTATAACCTGCTCTTATGTGATATCTAACAGTATCATAAACAACCAAAAGATTGGATGGAAAATCTATGGGCAAATTGACAGTATTTGTTAATTCGTCTGTATAATCATTAAAAGGTATAATGAGATTAGAATCAAGAGTAACAAAAGAGTTTTCGCTTATTCTAACGACACTGTTCTGTGTGGTATTATGAGTTATGAAATAATCACCATTAGGGTTGAATATTTGAACCTCACCAGATCTAAATCCATTTATAAGTTTATCGTAACCAACCGTTGATGGACCGGTATTAACAAAATATGTTTCCGGTTGTGGTTGATCCGCATACATGTATTCCATAAGTAAATATGGAGTTATCTGAACGAATTTAGAAGATGTGCTAAATGCCATTTTTGTTTTATAGTTTTTTACGAATTAGTTAATAACGCCAACAGATGTCAGAACAAGACCAATTATAGCTAATGAGCCAAGACCTCCACCAATAATCATCTTGGTTTTCAATCTTCCTAATTGCTTATCCTTCTCGTCTATTACACCTTGTCTATTAGCCAATTGTTTTTCAAGAATGTTATTTCTTTTCATCCACCCAAGTATTTCACCCTGGAGTGATTCTATTTTTTCATCCTTAACTAATAATTGACCCTCTTGTTTACTCACTGTTAAATTCAATTTAGCAATTACGACGTCCTTTTCTGATATAACCTTAACACATAAGTTCTCGTATTCCTTCATCTTTATATCCTGAGCTTCGAATTTCTCCAATAGATCGGAATTATTATTAAGCTTCATTGCCTGTGGTATAGTCATCACTATAACTTTCCTCCCAAGGGAATCAGTCTCAAATCTAGGGTACTTAATTTCAGGGGTTACCTGGGAAAAAACACTAGTCAAAACTAGGGTCATCAAAATTGTAAAAAAACTTCTCATCTTTATTTTAATTCATTTTTTTAATTAGAGCTTCCAAAAGCTCATCGTCACTCAAACTTGGTGGATTTTTCTTAAGATACTCTATCTCCCTTCTATTCTCAGAAATTCCGGATTGAAGTTTATCCAAATCATGTTTGGATTTTTTAGCTTTATCCTCAGCCGCTTTGGTAGCAGACTTTAGCCTAGATACCTCAAGCTCTAGCTGTTTATCCTTCTTGTCGGCATCCTCATATTTACTTTTCCAATCAGCAATCTCTGAATCAGCGGCAACTTTATCTTTTTCAAGCTTTTTAAATTCTGTTTCCAGTTGTTTAATTTTCTCCTTCGAAGCGTCGCTTCCGCCGAAAAACCACATAGAACCGAATACCATACTCACAAGAAGGAGTATGATTATCAGGATGGTTTTAAGATCAAATTTATCAGCGAATTTAAACTGCAGGTTAGTCGATTTTTCAGGTGTTTCCATCTATAGTCTCTTTTTTCCAGGTTAGCGTAAGTGGATCTAAAGTCCCGTTACCGTATTTTTGCGTTAAGTCTTTTATGAAATCTTTCTCAGAGTTTCTACATTTCTCCAATTCGTTAATTAATTTAACCGATTTTTCATTCATTAATCTCATCGTGTCTTCTATTTTGAAGATGTCCTGATGAACCTTTATGAATTTTTTAGATAATCTTAATAATCTCTCTTTTTCCTGATCTGTTAGGTCTTTCATAGTTTATATTTTTATTATATATCAAAAATTTTATTCGATGACATTAACCTTGGATATCGCTATTAACTAATCCACTATTTTCTGACACAGTAGAACAATCTATTAGATAACTAAATCCTGAAGCTACTATAACAGGCGTAGGACTCGTGAAGTTATTTGATGTTACATTAGATCCATATAGAGTCTGAGCAAACGCAACTACTGCTTGTCCGGTGGAAAGTGAGGTTCTTATTATTCTCAACTCAGCAGAAGCACCAACAAAAACTCCGCTATTACCGCCCGATGAAACTGAAGCAAATATACTATCACCCACAGAATAAGGCAAGGTTCCACTTCCCGAGGTTGTTCTATCGATAAGTCGATTTGTAGTGCCTGTCCCATTTTTAAATATGCTACAAGATCCAGTTTGATCTTTTCCAAACTGCCAAGTAACGGTCGGACTCTGACCTGCAGTTATTGTAGGTAGGATTGAAGCAGTAGGAAGTCCGTTAGCGCCAAAGTCAACGTAACCACCATATCCATCACAGGTTTTATAGAAAAGTCTTGGACTTCCAATATTTGCAGTGCTTGTTTTAGAAACCCACATAAGATCCACATACTGACAACCAGTTGCTCCAGTTGAGGTATTAGTAATAGTTGATCCATTATAAGTCTCACCGGTTGAGAAATTAATATAGGAAGTCACCGCTGTTGGTAGTCCTGTATCAAAAACAAGTCCCCTTATATAGCGAAGTTTTGGGTTATCTGAGCGATCATTGAGAAACACTCTGTAGTTTGTTGTTGTACCGTCAGTATAAACTGGAATATAATCACGTGATGATGATGATGGAACTTTTAGATAAATAGCTCCAGCTGACAGTGGGTCAGGAAATATGGAATTTAAAAATCCACCGACATAAGTAATGGTATTGTTACTTGATATGTTAAATCCATATATTTTTTTAACAAGACCAACTGAGTATTTATATGATGGTACAATTGTCTCTGGTCCGATTATATTATGGTATATCGAAGCAGTAGAATCTATCCTTCCGTCCGTATTAAGCCTTATAATACCTTGACAGGGAGTTCCTTTATATGAAGAAAATCTCCCGCCAACATACACCTTATTTGAACCAGCAGTAAATGTGTGATAAATATCATAAACGGTATCATTAAATCCAATATTCCTAATGTTGTCAATATATGGGAGTAACTGATGCCCCCCACCCAAAGTATAGTCGCTAAAAGTAACAATTCTTTTAAATCCAGCACTATTAAGATCAACGATATTACCACCTGCCCAATATCTACCTGTGGCAATACTATATTCTACTGTCATGAAAGCAAATTCAGCTGCGCTTGTGAGGGAATACGAGACACTATCAAATCCAATTGTAGTAATCTTAAGTCCTGTAGTTGAATCTATCTCTATCATGTGTTTGATTGGGAAATCTGTAGCACTTGTGGTATTCCTATATGCCAAGAAAGTACCTCCAACCATCAAATCACCAGAGGGTCCGAAACACAAACAATATGGTTGATTGGTGGGCCCAACAAAACCCGGTCCGATTGCTGTAGCACTGGCTCCCAGAAATGCCGTTACACATCTTCCAATAGCAGTCACAAACCCGCTTGCTTGAATTTTTATAATTTTATTTCTTCTCCATAAGGTAGGTTGATCATCATCATAGGTTTCAAAATTACCAACAGCATATATAAAATCTCCATCGAATATTGCATTATATACAGTTGACCCAGAATTAAAACCAGTATCCATACCATTGCTCCAAGGAGCAAATTCCGAACCAGTTACATTTAAAGAAACGATATTATATCGATTTATGCCAAACAGGGAAAAAATGCTTCTCCATGCAAAATTTCCATATATAAAAATCGTATCATTAGCGCTATCATAAAGTATACCATTAACAGAGTTCACATAACGAATATCCAAACTCGAAATTTGTTGTCTAAATGACATATCCATCACTCCGAACTGATTAACCTTACATATACCTATACTAGATGTTGTGTTTGTACTAACCGGAACACCATTATAATATTTAAAATTACCAACGAATATCATACTTCCATCGTTTGTTTGTACCGCGCCATTTACAACAGCATTAAAACGATCATTACCCGTTAGAGAATTTGAAAATCCACTACCAAATATATTTAACGTTGATAAATAATCAAGATTCATATCAATAGCACCAACTTTATAACTACCTATAGCATCATCAGAAGCGCTACTATAAGCGGTTGGTGTTGCAATTATCATATCATTCTCCCAAACTGTATTTGAGGAAATATCAAAAACATCCCTTAGAGTTTCTGGTGCAAAATATGTTCTATATTTTCTGGCGCTCAGACTCGTTGTTGGTTGTCTTACCTCATTTACTTTTCTAACGTGATAAGAAAAAGGTCCACCAGTTCCGCCTGTAAATCCTCCACTTGTACCAAAAACTGTCTGAGCCATATTTCCGCTGGAAAGAGATCCTGACGGCTTTCCGTATAAAACTGGATTTCCTGTATAATCATTAAATTCAAATGTTCTTATTGCATTAGAGGTTGTTCTAATTGATATTCCATTCTCGTACGAAGGGGAGGTGGGATTTGAAGTTAATATGTACGTCGATGTTAGAGGTGAAGTTATGGTTACACCCCCTGTATGATTAAATGAATTAACATTTATCCGAAGATTCCCTGTTGCTACATCCAGAATACCACCAACTCCAACACTTACATTACTAGAAAATACAAAATCTCCATTCCCGTAAATTCTAAAATCCCCCTGATTGTTTCTAAATGTGCAATAATTTGATGAAATCAGAGTTCTAGCAAGACCAGTATCTATTAGAAAATCATCATTGGCTGTTATATAGAATGATCCACCGCTATCAAATTTTAATCCTGTATTATTACCAGTTGAATTCCAATAGAATGATGGGACATCACTAGAAATCGCTCCATTTTTGGAAAATGCCATCACTGGCCTATCAACCTGATCCAATGTTGAAACTAAAACCTTTGAATTATTAGGATTCGATTGTGAAGGGATAAGATCAATATCATTTATCAGAAGTGAAGTATTAGATGCACCGGTTATACCGCCAGGATTCTTGAATCCTATGACTGACTTGTCATTTATACCACCAGGTCCTAGTATATTTGAATAGGATTGGAAATATCTGGAATTTAAAAAAGAATAACCAGTATTAACCCAATTTAAACCATCATAAATTTTTATATCACCGTCACTTACCGAATTATCTATCCAAACATCATTTATAAATCTGACTGGTTCCGTTGGTTGTTTATACCACTGAGAAGCTCTGGATCCAGTATTACCCATTGCTCCTCTTTTACCTGCAGGTCCATATATGCCAGTTGCACCTCTAGGACCAGGATGTCCATCAGGTCCTATCGCAAAAGATAGAATCTGATCAAAATTATAATTGATTTTTCCTATTATCTCCTTCTCGGTGTCACCCTTAAATATGTATTTAGTATTAAAATGCATCTTTTTTATTAATTTGCTATTGAATTATAAGTGGATATAACCCCACATTGTGGTGCGTTTAAAGTTCCTCCCCATGCTGAATAATAAACTCTGAACCATCTATTAGCAATAGATGTACCTCCAAGTCCGGTCATATTTATTAAGGTTATATCAATATTTGCTGCATACCCATTTAATATCGCTTCAGATTGATATCCTAGTGTTGAAGGAGGGGTTTGTTCCAGGTAATCAGTATTTAAGCCTATATATTTAAAGCAACTTCCCGTTGCTCCTGGATTATCACTTCTAACAGTAAAACTTATAGCCTCGTAATTATCCAAAATATTTAACCATCCACCATTTTCACCACTAAGATAACCACCGGTAGATGGGGTGAATATGGATATTCCCCTATTTCCCGGGGATGCAGACGGGGATTTTCCTATTATATAATCAGCACCATTATTAACATAAAAGCATCCATTAATAAATCCGGTCGATGTTATGGATGGCACAATTGAAACCCAATTAACCGTACCTACTGATGTTGAACTACTTCCACTCTGTGTTAATTGTTGAGGTACCTGAACTGGTTTAACAATCTTATCCATATATGTTACACCATCACCAGTAACAGTAAATAGCTGATAGTATGGTGAGTTTTGATATACGTTCATAAGAACCGTATCTCTGACACCGGGTGAATTGTAGACATATCTAAGATTACCAGAATTTGTATCGCTCGAGATCAAATCCAAAGCATATCGACTCTCCGATGATCTTGTTGTTACGTTTAATGAGGTATTTAGATAAAATCTATTAACATTCCATGCTACGTTTCTGGTTGAAAATAGGGCTTTACCTGTTCCAAGATCAAAAATTATATTTTCCTTGGAGGTAAAACTTACCACATTTGGGGATGATGAAAGATAATTGAAACCAATCGAGTTTATTAAGAATCTACCAGTGTTAGATTTTATAGAGAAATATCCATTTGATGTCCCGGTTCCTCTTAGATTTATGTTAAGATAATCATTCTTCCATAATAAACCATAAGGACCTCTTTCCGCGGTTGGTCCAGGATTCCAAAGAATTCTAGGAGTTCTTGCAGTGAAATTCGCATCACCTGCATAATCACCCTTGCTAAACTCCAGAAGATTCTTAGATGTATTGAGACTGTCTGTCGCAATTACGAATTTGGAATACTGAGGATTTGCATATGCATTTTCCGAACCCGGGGTACCACTGGATAGATCGGTATCACTTATAACAACAGTATAACTAATTGGTGTTTGGGAGGATATAAAATACCCCTTAAACGCACTTATTCCATTTAAAGTTGACAATGGACCAAAAACGTCAAAGAGGTCGGTTGATTTTATATTAAATCCGTAGTAATTCCACCCTGAATTTGATGAAAATTGATAAACAAGATTTTCGTCATTCACATCAAGCCAATAATCTCCATCTATGGAAGATGATATTGATGGCTGACAAACACCAACGGTCCATATGGTTCCTCTGATACCCGAATTGCCATATGACCCAACCGGTCCAGGTGGTCCTTTTGGTCCAGGTGGTCCTTTTGGTCCAACCCTACCATATGGTCCTCCGCCAAAGGAAACCAATCTTTCAAAGTTGTAATTTAACTTATCAGTCAGATTTTTTTGAGAATCGCCGTCCTCTATTCTTAATAGTTTTATGAGAGCCATCTATACAGTTTAATTATCTTAGACTATATATCAAACTGTGAAAGATCCTCCAGAAGATCCTCCAGTTGGTCCAAATTGACCATAAGCCCTATAATAAACTGTTGTGGTACTTCCAGTTGCTCCTTTAATTATTGTGAAATCCACCGAAGTAGCTGGATTGTTAGTCATATCTACCTTTAAAACCACACCCGCTGTTGTACCAACTCCAATCTTAGTAAATAAAGTATTATTAACACTACCGTACATGCTGTTATAAATCGGTATGTCAGGACTAGCATATACACTTATATCTATGGATTGTCCATTTTCAATTCCTCCTGGACCCCATAGAGATGATGACGGATCACTAAATAAACCAATTCCTCTTCCGTTATATCCTGTTCCTAAAGATATTATGAAAGTGTTACCATTTCTAATAACAGAAGATTGAACTGGTCCTCCAGGTCTGGATATGAAATACCATTGTGAACCATCAGGAAGGTTTCCAGCGTTCTGAAATGTGGGGCTTTGATAACTTTGATATGTTACTCCACTTTTAATTTTTTTTGTTCTTATTTTACCCTTTGTGTTTATATAGAATTCTCTATCAAATGCAGTTTCAAGAGAAACGTTATAAACATTTTTTGATATCGTATTAAATGTGTCAGCGGTTCTTTGTGTCCTTAACCCTGCAGTACCGCCAAAATTAATATCCACAGAAGGAAGGTTTCCAGTTGGATCCCCATTTACATCAACAGTACTTTTAAATGATGCATGGCCACCCGTTATGCTTATATTATCACTAAGTATATTAAAATCGCCAATAGCTGGGGTTAATGACTGCATTTTAATTCCACCAGTAGCGGATATACCGGATCCTGAGGTAACCCCATAATTTATATCAATTCCCGACCCAGTAGAAACATCGAAATTTTGGGAGATGGAAGAAAAACCACCAGATGCACCTACTAGGAGTGAGCCGCCGGGAACATCAAACTTTAAACCATTGTCGGTTGGTGCCGAACTGGACCACGAAAAAGTTGGATGTAATGCATAATTACCAGGGTTAGCCAATATGAGATCACTTTTCATAAATTCAAGAAGCGCAGAAGGGTCTCCAGCACTATCAGTTGATATTAAGAATTTTGCTAATTTTTCATTTATTATACCAGACTCTGGAGACCTATCAGAAATTATAAAAGTACAATTTTCTGGGGTTGGCTGATCAAATTTAACAGAAATCCCAGTTCCACCACTGGTAAAATATGAATCTACGTCATTGAATATGTTACCTGAAGACGATAAGCTATACCCGCTATCGATCCACCCAGATGGACCAAATTGATAAATTTGGCTATTGTCATTATTGACCCAATAATCCCCATAAACAACGGAATTACCGGATCCAAAAGGTGAGGATGGAGCTAAATCCTGTATAAACCATCTTGTTCCTCTAGGTCCATCATTACCAGTTGAACCAATTGGCCCATTACTTCCAATTGCTCCTCTATCCCCACTTGGTCCAGTCTCACCAACTGATCCCCCATGGGACTCGACAATTTCGTCAAAATTATTATTAATTTTATCTATAGCAAGATTCTGGCCGTCGCTATAATTTATAAATCTTATATTGGTTACTGGCATAATTATATTTTAGTTATTGCTAGATTAAATATTAATGAATATAGATAATTATTATCAAGATTATATTCGAATGTATATATTAGATTACTTGATTTCGTTAATCTAAAATCGGACTCCTGATAATACTCATCCTCGTATTTAGATGATGTTGTTATGTCACCTCTAACTAATAAAACATTATTAATTTGTTGCGCATTATTGACTGCCTCCTTTTTGCTATATAGATCCATATTTTCTCCCATATATAACGGTGAAACATTATTCATTATATAATCGGTAACATCATCGTCTATGGAATCAGGATTGCCAACACCAAATTCTGATATAATATTATCTATAAAAATTTGTTTTATTCCGTCGTTAATTAGGTATCTAGTAAGCATCCTATCTAATCTTATTATACCTCTGACCTTATTTATATCAGGAAAATACTGCCAAACTAATTCAGCATTAGGAAAAAGATTTAGATCTAGCTTATCATAATCTACCCCCGATGAATATGGATCAGGTCTTCCTATTCCGGTTCCAGAATTTGTAGTATCTATATATTGAACAGGTTTTATATATGAGTCTATCTGTGAATTTATAAGTGCAACGTCGGATGTACCATAACCTGATCCATTTCTAACTATCTCAAGAGTTATATAATTATCAAACTCTAAAGAATCTGGGGTTTTCATTATTTTTGATCCTAGAAATCCTTTATATTCCTTCATTGACCTGGTTCCAGCAACTCTCTCATACACGGTTGGGCCTGTAAATCTTTCATAATATCCGGGATCCCAGGATGAAGAGAAAACATTAAAATCCTTTCTCCATATCGGAGATTGTCCAACAAGTGGATAAACTGGACCTTCCGGTAGGTTCTGACTCAATGATAATATATTCTGATCGTTTGCAACCTTAGTAAAGGAAAGATTTCTAGATACACCAAAGTATCTCTTATCCGGTGCAAAGTTACAATTTCTGAAAGATAAATCAAAAAAAGATGGATCATAGGAAACCTGTGATATTGTATCAGATTTATCCCTATCGAAATGTATTATTTTTCTAAAGATAGGCTCATATCCACCGGAATATCTAAGAAGAGTTGATGGCAGATTCAAATTGGATTGTATAGTATATGCGGTAGGAACCGATTCTCCTAGAGTTTGCGGACCTCCGTAATATTTACTTGATTTGGAACCTTTAGATTTTACTATTCTTGATGGTTTATCCATGCGTAATTCAAAATCATTATAAATAATACCGCTGTCTTTGTGTGTTTCATATTGAATATATGATGATCCAGAATTTATTCTGGTAGAAATACCAGAAAGGGATATTCTCTGCAATATTGAACGGTAATAACTAAACCCACCCGCTTTCTGGAAAACCGGTTTATTTCTGTATATTGACTGAGGACCAACAGGTATTATAACAGGATCAACAGCAGAGAAACCCACAGTAAAGCTATACTCAGGTTTAGGGTCTGAACCAAAAATAGGAGGAACTATCTTAGCAAAGTCCAGATAATTCGGACCAACACCAATCGGCCAAGGGTATGTTACATATGGGGTAAACTTGGTAATATAGAAGCTAGCAGGTCCGGTAGCCGATGGACCCACAGTAGCGTCTGATGAATTTTCGCTATAGAATGTATGTATTTCTTCCCTTAAATCGGTGTCATACGTTGAACTTGGAATTATATTTATTCTTCCTCCTGTTGTTGTATTAACAACCGAACCTGAACCAACAGAAAGATCCAATGCTGAACTTAATTTAATATCAGATATTTCATATAATCTAGAACCGCCAACCATAGGATACATCAATTTCTCCTTATTATTAACGGAGTAAAGTAGGGTATAATCCAAAATTGGATCACCCCCGGTTCCACCAGTGTAACCAACTCCCAGAGATTTATAATCTCTCATAACAATATCACAAACAAATAGTATAAATCTTTGACTCTGATTTTCTATTATTCTATATTTAACAGGATCCTGTATATTATCATCATCCTCCGATATTGGTCTTAATATCGCAGCAAATTTATAATCCTCGTAATTTCTATATTTCGGAACATATTTATCCAACGAATCTGCGACGCTATTAGAGAGATTTGATCTTTTTTTAAGGATAATCTTAGCTCCCCTGAAAAGAGTCTCGTAGAAGCCACTAGATTTGTTATACGTGAACGTAGTAAACAATTCTTTGGTGTATGATTTATCATCTCTAAATTCTTCAGGATAATCTGATGGTTCCACCGTAAAATATGATGCTAAATAATTGCCCGGACCCACAGCCTGTTCGAGATCTATCTTTCCGGGAAGATAACTATTCTGATTCTTCATATATTCAATAGGAAAATTCCTAGGTGGCTGTTCAAGTAAAAACCACTCATGAGTAAGATATCTAGAATCGGCAATATCCTTATCAAAACTTGGAGAAAAATTAGTTGGCGAAAAGGCAGGACTAGAATTCAATCTATACTGATTTCCTCTTGCGTCTATTCCATCGCTATAAGCCCACTTATTAATAAATGGAACTATCCTAGAAACATTAGATATATCAGGACTGTAATTTTCATTGAGATACTCATACTCGGTCCCAAGTTTACCCCTATTAAATATTTCTATTTTTGATGCACCTGCACTGACAGGGTTTGGTGAGATGTCCTGGATTCCTATAAATCCATTGAATGTATCCAGATCTCTATTGTATCCAACAGGACTTCCAGTAGCACCACCGTATATAATACTTGAACCTCTTGATGAACCTGTTTGTGGAATATAAGAAATATCCGAGTACTCCGCAGGAATAACTACGAGCTCCTTAAATAAATCAGGTCTAGCATTTTTTATTGACGTATATCCACTAGCACCATAAAAAATATTGGAAGTTACTACAACCCCAGATTCTGCCTGTTGAGGATAAATCTGATTAGCATATTCAACCTGCCCTTGCTTAACTATATATGGCACATTCTCTTTTATAATTCCGGTTACCCCCACTGGTATCTGGTAATATTTATAAGTCTCAGGGGTTGGTGCATAACCATACTCGGAGCTCCAAAAATCAAAATCAAATTCCTTCACATCAAAAAATGTAAAGACACCTATATTCATTTTTGCTGATTTATAGACATTAAATGATCTATCATATCCCAAATCAATCTCTATATTATCATCTATATTCAGAACACTGCTATATGTGAAGTTTTCAAATCCTGTTATTTTTCCACTTATCGGATCACTTTGCGGGCTATCAACATATTTAGTTAACGAATTTACTTTAGTATATCCAGCTTTGGTGTTTATGAAATCACCAGGTTTTATAAAATCTAAATATTCACTAGGGAATATTAATCTACTATTTGCTGTTTTAGTACCACCGATGAAATTAACAGATCCATATAATGTTGACGCATCAGAGCCATTAATCTGAACATATCCACCACCAGAAACGGTATAATATGGTTCCCAATTAGTGGGATTATCGGAAAATATAGGAGGATCGTATGAGGGTGAAATTGTAGAAATAGCACCATAATAATTCCCCATATATGCAACAATATCTGACGGAAAGTATGTTTCGCTGTTTGACCATACACCTCTAAATTTGGAAGTGAAATATTCATATTCATCAAATACTGCGATTGAGTAAGAATCATTTCCATACGTCCCAAAATCTCTAAGACGAATAACGGTAGAATCTAAATTTACTCCTGCATCCCAAGTTACACCATCAACATCATTAATGGCTCCAGCAAAAGCGCTAGCAACCTGATCGGTTTCACCCATTGATGCATTAAAGTAAAATGAAGACCCGGTAGAATAGTAAGATCCGTCTATCCAAACAAGAACAGCTGCAAGATCAGCTGATTCTATAACATCATATCTTCTGCTACCTTCCTTATTACCACCATTCGGCCAGTACAATCTAAAAGTTAATGGCTTTGGTTTATCATAAATTTTAAGGAATCTAATTTCACTATATGCCCTACCTGGGGTTGTTGCATAATCAGAAGGGATCGTTGATATCTTTTCAGTTATTCCAGTAAAATCCAGAATATCAATTTTAGTATTTTGTAAAACCAAACTACCAGTCGTGGATGTAAAATTAGACCCAGTCGTGCCAAAGGTTTCTGTTAATCCGTCATATGGTCCATAAGAATATTTTGGTGAGTTTCCACCAAAATTAATATATCCTTCATCTCTCTTAAGACTATAGAAATTACCATTCTTGTCAGTCACATAATATAATTTATTGGAATCAAGTATATTAACGTTATCGGATCCAGGCAAAAGACCAGGTGTATAAACACCAGAAACATCCTTCTCATAGAATAATCTAACTCCGGAATCCGCTGTTATCCCATAAGATTCGTTACTATAATAGTACCCAAATGCATCTCTAGTTGGCTTTGGTAAATTTTCATTGCCATTGAGATCTCTAAATTTATAATAAAACTCACCATTAGATCTCAATTCATTAAGATCATTTCTAGAAACATACATTCCAAAATACCTATTTATAGAATACTCGTCAGCATCGTCATCATCAAAAAGAAATTCTAGATTCAATATATTTGGTGGGATTACACCGTTTCTTGAAAATCCATTGGTCATATATGTTTCAAAATCAATCATCCTATCAGAGGAATCACTTGAAAAATATCCGGAAAGAATCTCACCCTTTCTTGTGTATATTCCTTCAGCAATCGAGGCACCATTATAATATGTATATGAATTTGGACCCCAGCTAACATTAATCGGAGAATCTGTAAAATTCTTATCAGATACTATATTTCTTATGTATTTACCAATCTTGGAAGATTTAGTAAGATCAAATGTTTTAATAGCCAAACAATTTGGTAATATTTTATTCTTAAAAGTTGAAGCTACGTCATCAGCCATATTAATATTGTGTAGCTCATCGAAGATACAAACTATACCATTTCCACTAACAATTTCATAGGACTGATATTCACTAGAGCCTGTAAATATAGATCCGCTATTTATGAGTATTGGCTCACCTGCTCCAGTTTTACCGTAAGATATTACAAAATCACTATCGCTATCATAATTCTTTACAATCTTATATTTAATATCTGGATTTATTACGGTTTCATTTTTTGAATAAATATAACTTAAGGGACCAGGTATCTTAAATATAACAAAATAATCCGGTATCTCACTTTTTATCCAAAGGGGAGCAAAGTAACTAAAAGACTCGTCATAATTTTTATCAGCAAGAGCTGATGCACCACTAGCATAGAAAAAGTCATACTGCCCGGAAAATTTTTTGGAAACCTCTCTATCTCCTCTAGTAAATCTTGCAGTATCAAATATTATGTTATTAGAAAGCTTTCCTTTATCAAAAAAATTAAAAATGTCAAGAGCAAATGAATTTTCACCAGTTATATTAAAATTCTTAAATCTATCATTACTAAGAGTTTGATTTGCATTCATGGAATTAAACGAAACCCCGTCGGAGGAATCCACTGTTATTCTTAGATTTCCAGTTATTCTTGGATTCGTTCTTATTACTGAAAACGAAGAATTATAATCAAAAAGTTTTGATTTGGACATATGTCATCTATTATTTATTATTAATTACTACTAAGTCCGCTATCGAAATTAGGTGCAACCAATGTATCATTTTTATAAGATCCAGTAACTTGTATATCAAACGAGAATGAATCCTCATTTTGAACCTGCAGATCAATACCAATTTTCTTTGTGTATGTCACATTGGATAAATTTCCTGATTTTCTCCATCCTCCTATAAAACCAAGTTTATCTACTGCTCTAAATTGAAATATTATAGGAACGTTTATGGCATTAGTTTCCCCTGTTCCTAGAGAAAGTGTGGACAGAGAGGTTGTTCCTGAAACCTGAATTGCAGAACCTGACTGTGGAGCAATGTACAAATATGCACCACAAGAATATTTACCTATAAGAAATTGGTCATTAACAGTAAATCCGAGCTTATCTGGATACATCGAATCCGTTCTTGTCACAGTTGAGCTTATAGCAAAAGGACCGGGTTGTCTATATGATTGTTGAACCCAATAATAATTAAGAGTCGTATCACCCCAGAAAGTTTGGGTGTGTCTAAAGGGAGGATAAACCTTACCACCATCAACAAAAGGTTTAACCATATCTGTATAATTCGTATATCCATCGGTATTACCTACAACAAGTAAATATGGATGGTCTTTATGGATACAGAATTCGGTTATATAGCCTCCACCCTGTGGAGATCCTCCGGTTACACCTGAATATGAACCATTCCATATTGAACTATTAGTGGATCCTGATTCTGGTGGGGGAGTTGGAAGTTGAGGATTATACGGTATCATAAATGTTCCACTTTGAGGATATGTCGAGGTAACTCCATCCTTAGTAATACCAAAATTTGTTGCATTAACATCACCATCATATATTGGACTCTCAGCAGGAGTATTGAAATAGGTACCAAATAAAGTGGGATCACTCTGGTATAACGGAAGATCATACCCAACAGTTTTAAATCTAGGATAAACATATTGTGAATATGCATTTGCAGAAGCAAAAGGAGGTGCCTGTCTAAACGAAGTATTGTTTACTATTGATTGATCAGAAAGGGTTAATGATGTTAAAGATATAGGGCAGTCACCATATCTAAGATTTTCATTATACCCAACAGGGAATGATGAACTTACACTTGAAGGTGCTCTTTGAGCTAAACCCCCTGGTATAATGGAAGCAAGTTCAACACTGGAAGCCTGCTGGTTAAAAAGCTGAAGATTATATGTAAATGAAGCTGTTCTACCTGCATCAAATCCAAGCGGATCAGAGAATATATCCGAATAAAATCCTGCTGTGATCTTAACAGTAGATCCTTTAGAAACTTTAATCTTATTATTATTAGAATCCAGAATGTAAACCTCAAGCACACCTCTAGCATTAGAAAGCTGAGCAGTAAGTAGGGTTATCTGATTCTGTAAATCTGTTATTTTATCAAAAAGATTTATAACAGTTCCGCTGCTAGTAAAAAATCCACTAGCTATACCTTTTGTGTCGTGATAGTACGTATTTTCTCCTGATGTAAATTGCTGAGATAGATGGGAAGGTAAACCTTGGGAATCAAGGGCTCTCTGCATTTTAACTACCGCAGCATCCTGGGTGTTTGCATTCAACGTATCAGCAACTCCTGTTACAGATAAACTATCCGGAAATTGTATAATAACGGAATCAGAAAAATCAGAAACCAAAGGATTTTCTGGCCATCCTGCCTCGGATATGGAAGAAATTTGTATTTCCACTCTTTCACCCTTTGTTATCGCTATATCAAGTTGATTAACATTCTGGACATTAGCATCGGAGGTAACCTCCGCTGACCAAACGTAGATTCCTCTAGTTTCGTCATATACTTTTTTTCTAATGTCAGTTTTATACTCAGTCCAGTTTGAAAATGCAGCATTTTTCTTTACGCCGTCATTATCAACAAATTCTATCTGTTCTGCAGGCTGAGAGGCTCCACCATCACTAAGATATCTGTACTTAACATTAAATTGGATAACCTCCTGAGCACCTGTAGTCGGATCAATCTTAGGAGCAGGGAAAGGCCAAAATCCTCTGACTCTATATTTTGGAGCTTCTATTATCTGCGGAACATCCTTAACCAGAACATTGACCTCGTCAACAAGAGAAGCATACAATTGAGCTTTCTTTGTTCTTTCATCAATTAAACTGTTTAGACTTGCTCTTATTGAAGCAACATCAGTTCCAGGGGGAGAAGTTATATTACTATTTGTTACAATATTATCATAATTTCTATTGGGAACATTTATACCATTATCGTTATCACCACCGAATTGAGTGGAATCACTTATGGAAGCTCTAGGTGTTCCAGAACGGGTAACGTTTCTAGATAAACCTGCATTTAATTCAAGTCTTGTCTCAGAGATAGCTTGATCTAATGCATCAATCTCGCTTTTTAGAGTTGTTTTAAGGTTTAATTTATCTTCAACAACCTTAACTGATGTTGAATCAGTAACCTGCTTGTTTATCTGAACCACCTTAAAACTATCAAGAGTTACTAGAGGTGCATCTGGTGTAAGTCCCTGTATAGCTGGTATTTTATTTTCCTTAGCTGTACCAAGAAAAACCTTACCCAGATCAGAAACCTCATTAAGATAGTAGGTTTCAAGAGTTACTAATTCACCATTTGAATTTTTAGTTTTTAATTCATTGCTCCAAAAAACAATACCAGTTGACCAATCAGCACTTACTATATTGAAATTATCATCAATTGTTTTAAAGAATACACCTTGTCTTTCATTATAACCAACATTTACTTGAACATATCTAGGCCCAAAATCAGTGGATGAAATTGATATACTATTTGCACCAATCTGAATAGGTTGGTATCCAGAAACTCTTTTAGCCTGTATTGATGCTTGATCTCTATTGACAGATGTTATCTGATACAAACTTCCATCTTGAGTTGAAATTTTATCACCTACGTCCAGACTCTTTCCATCCTTTATATTTGTTAATGTGTCAGTATATGCTATTTTATCTAATTTGTAATTTCTTCTAGTCTCTTGAAAGGAATTACCATTCTGATCTGTTGATGTAATTGAATCATCATAATAACTTATAACCCCAAAATTTCCGATATATCTTATGGTTCTTAATGGAAGTTGAACTATATCCTCATCAACAAAATATCCGATTCCATTATCGCCTAATAGACCAAGATATTGGTTATAAGTTAGATCATTTCTACCTTTTATGCTAGAATCAAAATATGCTTTCTGCTCATCGGTTTGAGTGTTAGCTATTACTCTTTTAACAACTATTCTGTCTGCACTCTCTGATATTTGACCCGTTACATTTATATTAATGTAAAGTAATGGACTTAAAAAACTTTCAAAAAACCAATTATCCTTAACTGAAAATGTACTAGGAACAGCAAGATTTGATAAGCTAGGAGGATTTTTTAAAGTTTCAACCTTAAAAACTTGGGAATATGTTCCATCTGGATTTCTAACTGTTGATGAAGAATCACCTATACCAGCAAGAGATTTTATATTATTATCCAATCTGTCTATTTCTCCTCTAAGAAATCCATAGGAAGGTATATTCGCAGTTTTAGGTAAACCCTGTTCATCAAGGACTTCTATCGAAACGGTATCATTTGTTGACACTGCAACCTGATTCAATCCATTAATTATCTCAAGAGAATTTTTTTGAAGTCTTAAAAACTGAGCTACTAAAGAACTTATTGTATTTTGTGTTCCGGCCATTTTTGGTTATTTTTTATTGATTATTTGTTAAGCTTTTTCCTATTACATCAACCTGAAATTTAAGATTAGCCTCGTCTATACAGACGATATCAAAAACAGGTTCGTAATCATGTACAGCAAATATATCCTCGGTCAAAGATATTATTATCGTTGAATATGGAGAAGAAGTTGGATTAATAATAGGATATTTACCAAGAGAATTAGTTAAAACCTTTATTATATAATTGCCTGGATATATCTTATCACCAAAGGATAATCTAAATCTTTGGCCATTTTTCCAATTTATCGTTCCGTCATTAATTCTTATTGTCAAATCACCAGTCAACGTCAGAGGATTCGAATTATTCACATGTTTATAGTAATTAGAGAAATCAAGGAGATTGATTATATTATCACCGTTCTGTGTAAACGTTCCAACACCAAGAGTATCTAACATATTGAAATCCTGACTTGAGTTAACAACAGTAACTTGGTTAGGTGTAGATCTATCAAGAATAACACCAGGTCCCTGTTTTAATAAATCCAGATTATATGAAACTTCCACACTCGTCTGATTATTAATAATGGCCCTTACTAGATCATAGTTTTGATTTATAAGTCCCATTACAGCTTGCGTGTTATTAAAAAGTGCTTGGTTAGCTGCAAATGCTTGCTCTAGCTGGGTTATTCTTCTATCTATATTTGTCGACGTTGAAGATGACAACGTTATGTTTTCCAAGCTAGTCACTCTATTGCTTAGATCTATAAATTCCGTTGCAGCATTATTTAAAGTTGAGCTAGCATCCTGTAAAACGTTCATAGAGTCCATAAACATCGACAGCGAGAAAGGAGAATAATCATTTATCGCTTGCTCAACCCCAGTTTGATCTATATCAGTATCAAATTTAAGATTTATCTTAAATCCATAGGAGTTACCATTTAATTTTGTTACTGGATTGGGCCTATGTTTATCTAATCTAGGTATAAAAACATCACCACTTGAAATATTAACATCATCCAAGAATAAAACGCCATAGAGATTCGTTGCAAAGCTCGATGGTGTAGCAGGATCGTACACGTCATAATATATAAGAACCGCATTAAATTCAAAATCCTTAGAATCCGCAGTTGCGTTAAATTCCTCAAGAGTTGATATATTTGGATTACTAATTATTCCCTGATATGAGTTTGGATCGAAATCTATACCTATGGAATCAAGTTTGCTTCTAACATAATTGACATCAACAAGACCATTAGTTTTATTTATTACGTAATTAGACGGATCTGTAAATGATGATTGTGAATCAGTAAAATAAGTATTTGCAGTATCTCTCGGTGAGTACCAATTACCAGCATAGCTTGTACCTGTGTATGTGTCAATGTAAGAAGCTATAGGAGATCCCAAGACATCGTCATCAAATATGGCAAGATTAGTAAGTCCACTTGGATTTGTCTCATCATAATTTCTACCAAATAGATATTCATCATTCAGCGGATTTGGTGGATTGTTAGTCCATTGGTAATCTGGATAATAGTTAGTATCTACTATATTTTTAAATAAAACTGTTGGTGAATTACCATCCTTTGTAGGAATATAAACATAAACCTCAGAATATGTGTTTGTTGAATTTTTAACTGAGTTAACTATGTCAAGATTACCAACATACTGTACAACTCTACTATATTTAGCTCCAGTCATTCCATAGGAACCAGTGGTGCCTATTGGCTCATCACCTTCAACATATCTTTTTTGTGTTATTGGCAAACCTGCAGAATCGTAGGTTACATTTATTTGATTAAGAGCACCGGAGACCTCGCTGGAATTTGCATTCCTCCATCTCATTGCTCCAATTTCTTTTAGCCATTTAAAGAAAATTCTTTCAGAAACATTCTGTTTAAGAGAGGAATCATATTCATCAGATCCTGTTATGGTTGATTCCACATTCAAACAATAACTCTGAAAACTCTGAGAAAAATCTATATTTCCATTCCCAGTTATGATTATACCAGCACTAGTTGCATAATCAAGAAAAGCACTATCAGGTCCATTAAGTTTAACATAATTGGAAAATGCTCCAGTTGTTCCTGTACCATCATCAAAGTCGGGAATATTAAGGAGCGCAAATTTAGAAAATCTAAATTTATTAGATGTGTTATTGAATGTAAACGAAAGATCTTCTGCCGAGGAAGAGAATGTATAGAAAGTTCCACCCTGTACCTGCAAAGGTCTAATAAATGGGGTTTTTGCCATTTTTTTCTTTTTTTATTTTATAGTATCATATTGCTATTACCCAGAACCACCCAAGAACCATTTTGTGTTGCCTGTCCCAGACCTACTCTAGGTTCCCATTGCAATGTTATTGAGGATCTATAAGCTAGTCCTGCAGAAGCAGTTATACCAAGGGTGTCAAAGCCACCTACTAAGGAAGCAGTATTAAATCCAGTGTAATACGAGGGAGATCCTGTTACACCAGTTACTATTTTAGCTGCTCCTGATGTTGTATTGATTATTGTTATTCTTGTTCCTGGTGCTATACTTGGAACTGTACCTCCTACTGGAGATACACCGTCACATACCTTCATATAAAAACCAGAACTGGAACAATTTGCATAGATAACATCCTCCAGACCAGTTATTGCATAGGGTGAATTTACCGATGTAGCTACACCCCCACCTCCTAATGAAGCGGAAGGAAATGCTTGTCCAGCAGTAGCACCATTAACATAGGTTGTATTTTGACTCGTAATTCTACCCTGAGGTCCAAGAACAATAGCACCATTTGCTCCCAATTGGCCATTAAACGAAGCAGTTCCACCAGAAGTAAAGCTAGATCCAGCTCCGAGTGTTATTGTTCCATTTGCAACTAAAGCACCAGATGCAGTGAAAGTTGTTGTTTGTACACTAGCGAATGTTGCTGCTCCTGCAGCACTAACTGATGCTGTTGCTGTTCCGCTAGAGGGAAGAGATAATGAATCAAATCTACCGATTTTTGCCTGAACTTTCCCAGTGGAAGCAGCAGAAAGATCCAATATTCCATTCGTTGTGTCTATTCCAAAAACACTAACATAACCATTTATCCAGTTTTGGAGTATAAGAAAGTTAGAATTTATGGTTACTCTGGATCCCGAAATAGAATCGGATCCTAAGATTTCATTAATGTTTACTGTAGCCATTTTTCTTTTTATTTGTTTTTTATGTGAAATATATATCTATGTTCAAATCAACACTACAAACCTTTGTGTTATATGAAAAAGTTCTTATTAATTAAATAAAACAAAAAACAAATGCCAAGAAAAAAAGCAAAAAACGAACCAATTCCGATCAAAACGGAGAAAAAGCAACCAAAATCAACAAAAACCTCAAAGGTTGATAGTTTACCAAAAGGACCAATTCTACAAAAAGAGGATTTCAATCACATTAAATTTACTGATTCACAATTGAAATTTTTCAAAACGATCGAAAATAATTTTCTAACAGTTTGCACTGGACCAGCGGGTACTGCAAAAACTTTCGTGGCATGTTACGCAGCACTGGATCTCATAAGAAAGGGCGAGCATTCAAAAATAATATTAGCGAGACCCGCAGTAGAATCGGGAGAAAATCTAGGATTTCTACCCGGATCTGTTGACGAAAAAATAGCTCCATATATGGAAGGATATATTTCCAATATGGAAAAAATATTAAAAGCCAAGGAAAAAATAAAACTCATGACAGATACAAAAACTATCGATATGCAACCATTAGCTTTCATGAGAAGTAGAACATTCGATGATACCATACTAATTCTAGATGAAGCCCAAAATGCAGATCTCAGACAAATAATGTTGGTTGTAACCAGAATGGGTCAGAACTCAAGAATAATTATATGTGGGGATGTAACACAGTGGGATCTCAAGGCAAGGAAAAAAGATCTGCTCACATTTTCAGAAAAAATAGCAAAAGGGGTAGATCAATGTGGTGCTTTCGTTTTCACAAGGGAAGATATAGTTAGAAATCCTATACTCATACAGCTCACAGATAACTACGAAAAATACAAGGAAGAAAATAATCTAGATTAATTAACCATCCTTTCTAAATGTTGCGTCCGGGTTATTATAAACAATAAATCCGGAAGAAAAAGGAATAGTTTCACTTCTTAATATAGCAGCCTGCTCTTCCGCAAGATCCTTAGATAATTTATCAACCTGATAATCTCTACCAGGAAATACCTCAGGCTCCCCATAATCAAAAGAGTTAACAAAATCCGGACGTCTATCGTCCGGATTTTTTTGTTTATGATTAATAACCTCGATGTATCCTGGATTGGTTCGTACGTACACGTTACCTGCCGCGTCTTCCACGCTATTGTAAATTGTATAGTTACCAGGGACTGTAAAAGTATAGATGAAATAAGGGGTGTCTTTTACGTTTAAAATCTCATCCTCTGTTATGGAGTTACTAAGTATCCATTTATTATTTTTCTTGCCATATATGTTTGAAGCGTAATTATTAAAAACAACCGTTGTCATAAGTGGTATCTGCATACCACTATCAGTCGAGTGAACATCACACCAGGTCCATGCACCAGATCCAGGTCTAGATATAATTTGCCCCATATTGATTCCAAGATCTGCTTTATATCTTTTAGACAATACACCAAATCCAGTACCATTTTCTATAAATATATACGAATCCCCATCAGCATCGGTTGAAGGATTTGAATAATAACCTCCCATAAATAAGTTTCCGTCATCATCAGAAGTCATAGTAAAAGTATTTATTGATGCACTACCAAAATTAATTGTGGATAGAACCCTTCCACTAAGATCCGTTTTAGAAACATAATTAAATGGTGGATCTATAAAATTTCTGGAAGATTTCTTATAGCTTATATAATATTGATCTGATAAAGATAACTGAACATCACTTAAAGATGTCACAGAAGAAGAAAGATTAAATGATGATTCAAAATAGGTTTTAGGAGTTCCCTGTTCAGTTAAACCAACAGTAAGAAAATAAGTTTTTAATGCCGAATCAGCAACAAAATTATTTCCGAAATAATTACCAGATTCACCAAAAGTAGTTGTTAAATAATACATCGATTGATTGTTCGTAGCTTTTGGTATGAATGAATTACCTGATTTTCCACCCAGATACCCGCCAGCTATACCAACGCCTCTATTGTCAACTATAAGATAGAATTGTTCATATAAGCTCTCCGTAGTGGAAGGAAAGTATACCCCACCCATGGTAAATGTTCTATTTGAATTTCCTGTTATTATAGTACTAGAATCATTATTCATAGATTTACAGCTACCTATATTTTTAATAGATTGTGTGGATGAACCAATCTGTGAAGTTGTTGAATTAATAGTAGCCATAAGCGAAAGATCATCTGAGGATAACCTAACATAAGAAAGTACGGAGTCACTACTCCATGTTTGTGATATCGGATATGTAGTACCCAATATTACATCGGATGTATAATAGCCGTCATTTGTTCTATTCCATAAATTTTTTAATGTGGAAACATCGGCAGTTTTTATAACTGATCTATTTGAAGAAAGGTTAACCGCTGATTTAACAGTTAAATCTATCGAATATTTGGTAACATCAAGTTTTGTTTCCTTTATATCCCCTCTTGTGGACATATATTTTGCAGGAAAATGTCTAAAACCAAGACCTCTATAAGATTTTCTAACATCACTAATATAATCAGATCCGTTCCCTCCAAGACCACTAAATGATGTTACACTACCCAAATCTCTTCCTATTTTAGCAACAAATGGACTATTACATAATATTCTATTTGTATTCCAGTATTGAGTTCTAGAATTAATTCCTCTAATCCCAGGAAAAACCCCGATTTTAGTCTCGTTGAATGTAAAATTACCAGTTTCACCATCATCCAATGGGAATGGACCAGTAGTTCCAGTTGCATATTCAACAAAAAATTTAAGACCTGATAGATTGCTTAAATTCTCTATATCTGTTATTATATAAGACGTATTAAAAGAACCATCTGTTATATCTATGACATTACCAGTAACAAGTGTTTGTAGCATTGAGGTTTGATCTCCATTAATATCTCCATAATTAAAAACAAAATATTCAATATTCTCCAATAATGAATTAGGTCCGAGATCAACATAAAAACCAGGATCTGTTGGTGGTGAAGATAGCATATATTCCCACACACCTGTTCCTATGGTGTTATTAGCAGAAACCCATGGAAATTCAGTGGAGTTTTCATTGTAATAATTAACATTGGTTAATCCAGCAGGAGCTCCTGTCGGACCTCCTCTTAATGCATTCTCACTTTCAAGTGAGTCCCAAATATATGGTCCATCCTCGATATATCTAGAAAAGTAACCAGACACTGCAACAAAATTATCGTCCTCCGAAGGAGCAATATCCTGAACATATGTTCTATATCCTCTAAAAGGTATTATAGCTTCAACCGAGCCATATTCACTATAACTAACAACAAATCCCATGGTATTACCATCACGAGAATTTGAAGGGTAATTGGAGTAATTTATAGATCCACCAAAAGTGGGATTTAGATTCCTTATACTTGCAACATTGCCCACACTATCATAACCAAAATTAGCCTCAACATTACCGGTTAGAAATCCACCAAGATAGTATTTTATACCATTCCTAGTTTTTATTGAAGTTGAACATGTTACATTAATACTACCTGAAGTGTTAAGTGGAGATAATTGTGTTAGAGTTATTATATCTCTGAAATATGTTGACTGTATCAAATTTGACTCCTGCTTATCATCAAAAGTTTCAATTGGCCAATTGTTCCAATATTCTTGCTTTCCAGCTCTTCCATCAGCAATATCACTTAGCTTAGTTGTAAGAAAAAGATTTCTTTCATCCAATCCAGGAAATCTACTAGCCAAGTAGTCATCCTGGTATACTCTCCATTCTGGATAAGACCATGTGTATTTATTAACCTTTGGTAAGGGAATATTATTTAATCCTGCGGTCTCATTAAAATATGTAAAATTCCATCCCGTCGCACCAGCATGTTTGGAAGATGCGTATATATGAGGTTGATCATAATTAAAGGAGGATAGAGCATTATAACATAGTACCCATAACGAATTCTCATATAGAGTTAAGCTACCCTGCTTTACATTATTTTTTATTAATTTAATATCGAGAACATCATTATTCTCTATATAGGTTTGGCTCGAGCTCGGAAGTCCTGTTCCATCTGTAAATCGATCAAGGGTGGTACCATTAAAATGCCAAAATCCACTACCCTGACGTAATTCTCCATCACCAAAAGTTAAAAAAACGTGACCATTAGGTCTAGAAACAACCTTAGTTACAGGTCCAGCAAAACTCTCAGTCCCATCAGGAAAAAAGAAAGAATTTGGGAAATTCCAGAATTTTTTACCATTGAAAAAAGATAGACCCTGATCTGTACCTATCCACAGGTTACCGTCCTCATCAAGATCTATGGAATATATGTTATCAGATAGTATTTCTGATGTTTTTGTATTATAAACCTCAACCTGCTCTATAATTTCTCCCACACCTCTAAGATATTGTACCTCCTGAGTTCCCTGAGGCATAATAAATAGACCTTCCGATGTTGCAACATAGTAAAAGTAATCCTTTCCCTCGTACCCTTTAGCCTTTATGTCATAAATATGTGGCCAAGTATACCCAGGAACAGTTTCTTGCCACTTGTCAATTTCCTTAAGATAATAGAAAAGTCTACCACCAGTAACACCATTAATTTCGGTGTACCCAGTAGTTCCAGTTCCACCTATTCCATTAAGAGGTGTTGAAAATGCAAGTATATCGTCACCGAAAGGACATGCATACACCAAAGATATTTCTTGAGGTTCATTAAAAACTCCAAGATCAGAGAATTTCCAATTTTTACCTATTGATACATCGTTTGTATCAATCGAAAAAACAGCAAACTCGTTCAAACCTGCAACTGGACCTTGAGCAACACCGCACCATAAGAAATCATCCTTATCAATATCTATACTTCTGGTATCTAAAAAATATGGAAATCCACTAGGCACTGCGGAATTAGTATAATCATAATATTCCCACGTGTCACCATTAAATCTTCTAATATCCTGACCACAGCCCCAAACATAAGATTCCCTATCCAGAGCTATTTGATTCATTATTAAACCGTAACTTGCCATTTATCTATTTTTATTAATTTTTATAATGATCCACCAATTTTCCAACCTCTGAAATAATTGTTATGAGAAGAGGAAGGAACAGTTATTTTGGAAGGAAGTCCTGTCCAGGATGCCATACCTGAACCAGATGCATTTATATCAGAAGCAAATTTGGAAGTTGGAAATTGGCCAGAATCCCTTCTAACGTCATTCAAAAAATCCTGCATTTGTGAACCCCACATTATCTCCATGGAGTGTATATAGCTATTAGAATATGTTGAACTCGTTATTGGATCCTTTATTGACATTTTAAGTCCTCCGAAATATTGATTATATACATAAGTTCCTTCAGCCCCACCATTGTAATACGGAGAAAGATTAAAATCAACTTCAAATATTATGTTATCTGAGAGACCTCCAGGTCTTGCTGCTATACCTGAATTAAGCAAAGTAGCTATTCCTGAAAAATTTCCAAATGAGGTGTCACATGCACTTATCATATATAAATCGGGGGTATTTCCAGTATTACTAGAAGCTGAAACGACAGATTCAAATTCAGTTATTGTTGATCCATCTGAATCCCTTAGTATTATTCTTACATCTACGTTTACTCCTCCCTGACCATACATTTCCTCAATGAAAGCGCTTGTTGGTATACAAATTCCATGATAGAAATCAAGAGAATCAACATATCCATCTTCCTCCGCCCATCCGCCGTCCCACAGGTACCCAAGATATCCATTCTTATAACCTATCCCGGAAGCAAGATCAGCAAAGGGAGGTCTTCCGCCTTCACCAAAGATCTTATAATATCCTCCAAGTTCTATAAATTTACTTGATCCCGAAAGATAGTATTTATTTTCTATAAAATCATTAACAGCAAGTGTATTCCATTCTCTTAGACCATCAACTAATCCAGTAAATGTATTATTAGCTAGATTATCACTCATATAGAATCTATTGTTAAATTGGGAAGAAACGTCACTAGGCGCTATATAATTACCGGTCATAATTCTAGGGGATGCAGTGTATCCCCCAGTCATGCCAGCGGAGGATAAAGCGGAACCGCTGAGTATAATATTTGTCTTTATTGGTGAATACGTTTTAGATATATCTGGACTATTTGGCCAAATATAAACAGCCTCTTGGGTCGAATGAAAACTTGTATTATTCCATCTTGGTGAATATGGACCAAAATCAATTTTAAATACTAAAGAATTCCCACCCAAACCTAATACTGATGTTCTCTGCGATAACGTCGAAACATTGTAGTATTTCCCAGAAGTTGCATATGTCCCGGATGACCTATAATTTACTGACTCCTCTACACCAATCTTTCTAAAATTAACATTACGTCCTAATGCTACCGCGTTACCCACCGTTGATGAAATTTTAAGTCCAACGGCTACGACATAGGAAGAATTCGGAGCTCCCAAATAAGTTCCAGTCAATGTATACCAATCCGTACATGCATAATTTACTGAGGATAAAGTTGTTCCTGAGGTTAGACCAAGCTGAGGTATCCTCCAATTGTATGATGCATATCCACTACTTGCCGATCCACCAGCAGCGTACGTCAGGGTTCTTCCCATTGGGCTATCTGGCGTACTAGTGGAACCAGGGGAACCTATGGCACCATAACCACTTCCTGACCCGCCAGTTATTACTATGGCAGGATTAAATATTTCGGGATAAACGACAATTATATTTGGTTTGTATGCAGCAGCAGTTATACCGCCAGGTCCTGTTATAACAAGTCCAGTGCTATAGCCGGTATAATTAACACCATAGTATCTTATTTCTGGTCCATATACGGTACTGGTATTAGGTGTTCCACCTTGGAAGTTCCAAGTTCTGCTAACCCCACCCGTGCTAAGATCATAATAATAAACACGGTCACCCTGATTTATACCTATTTTCTCATAATAAATAATATCCACCTGATCTATACCTATTCGCGCCATCTATTAATTTTTATTCAGATTATATATCTAAATAAAATAGGTACAAAAACTATTGAGAATTTCTTTTTTCCCTTGCGTATAATATTGCCTGGACGTAGTTATATGAATTGTGATTTTTGTCAATCCCGCTAAAATCATGGTCCCATGGTGCAGTGTTTATAAAATCTCCCTTATAGAAAACTTTTCCGTCCATATTATTAATAATACCTGCATTATGCATGATTTTATATTTATGCCATTCTGTTGTTCCATATGAGCTACCCCAACTAAAGCCAAGTTCATCAGATATTCTAACATCATTACCTCTTTTAATCCCACACCATAAAACAGCCCACATATCAGCACACCATTTTTGTATTGGATTATAATCTTTAAGATCCGAATCATCCAATGTACTTCTTTCAATTTGTTCCCGATCACTCATATACTTATAGAGATCGAGAGAAAGAAATTCAACCTCCTTCCAAAAATCGCCATCTATCCCCTTCATAAGATATTGAGCACCTCCAGAGTTTTTATTATTTTCGGAGATGATATCAGGATCAACCCCGGCGATTTCACACATTTCATTAAAGAGATCAACGGATTTACTTTTTATATAATCTGAACCTATATAGGAAACAGTATCACTAAGATACCAAGTTTTATCTCCGGTTAATATATCAAAGTTTGGTAGCTCCCTGAATATTATATCTGAATCATGGTAGAATATATTTTCATCAGATAGCTCCGGATATCTAGTAAAATGTTTATAAAGTATATTTGGTCTTACTATCGGGATATATCCGTAATTTTCGATTGCATCCTTTTTATAAAAGAAAACCCTGACATACGGGTATTTTTTAGCCAAGTTCATTCCCTCGCGAGATGGAGAATTATCATATCCAAATATTATTTCTATCCAGTTTGGATTTATCCCACTTTTCATTGCATTATGTATGAAAACCTCCACTTGCCAATGAAAATATGGCACGTCAGGCTGTGCGCAAATGAAAACAATCTTATTCTGCATCAATCAAATTTTAATCATTATAGAATAATAAATTTAATTTGTTTCTAAGAACATCCAATATATTGGTTACCCTCAGTTTTGAAATTTAGAAATATTGCACCATCACTATCAATTGCTCCTCTACTATATGAAAATGGACCGACAAAAGAAGTACATGATGGGTAATTCACATTAGAGGTAATACTAGGATTACCACAATATGCCATAAGGTTTAAACAAGTTGTTTCTATTCCAGTTAGTGCTGCACCAAAACTAATTCCTTGAAGCGAACCAGTAAGATAAGCACCAATCCATAGGGTATTTCCATTTGGAACTGTAATATTATATTGGTTAGCCGAACTAAAGGAAGTTCCCAAAATAGCACCATTGACAACCACTTGCCAGGTTGCTCCAAAATCCTCACTTTTTACAATAGTAACATTGGAATCACCAGGTGAGGAAGAAATAGATCCTGATCTCTTAGCGTATATGGTTACATTCCTAAGATTGTCACATGGACTATCGTAAGCGAAATCCCCAGCACCGTCCCAGAACCAAATACTTGTTCCGTCGGAATAATAACCAGGTTCAGCAAAATAACCAATCCCACCACAAGGATCAGTAGGTTCATAAATATAGAGGTTTGTACCACCAAAATAATAATCGGTAGGTGCAAAGAAATAATTATCGCATGCAAGCTGAGGTTCAGATGGATCATATCCATAAATTACACCCGAGCACCCTGAGGTTGTTGTTGTTGTGGTCGTTGTAGTTATACCGGATATTGGTATTGTTATCTGATTTGTACAATTAGTGGTGTTTGATTTTACTACAAAACTAGTAGCTGCATCTGGTACAACTACTGGATATCCCGTTAATAATGAAGTTCTACTAACTCCTGTTACAAGGGGGGTAACCAAATCAAGATTTGAAAAAATTGAAAAAGTACCTGTGTCTATACCCGCTGTTGTTAATTGTATTGTTACTGTCATTTTTTATTATATATTTAAGATATTACTATTGAATAGCCATATTGAATCTGTGAAGGAGCAGCAATAAGGATTGCTTGATATGTTGAGGAATCAAGCGTAAAATTAACAGGACCAACTTGGCTACCGGAGTCCAATGATGCTTGGTTGGATGTAACTATACCGGTACCAACAAATCTAACCATAAATGTACCACCCGTTGTTGGACTAATAGAAATATTCATAGGGAACAGAACACTCACATTATTAGGTATTGTTGCATAAGAAAGCGATATATCATTATAAGGTGTAGAATTATAGAAAATCTGCCATCTCCCCTGTACGGTATTACCCGTTGTGTTATAAACACTGAAATATTGAGGTGCTTCCGTGGTTGTTGTAGTTGTAGTTGTCGGATAATTAACAACAGCAATACCAGCCAGAACACAATCAAAAGGAGGAGCAGTCGTGGTTGTTGTTGTTGTAGGAGCCAACGTTGTTGTTGTTGTTGTACTAGTCGTTGTTGTTGTACTAGTCGTTGTTGTTGTAGTGGTTGTACTAGTCGTAGTCGTAGTCGTAGTAATAGGAGAACCACCAGTGTAACCAAAATCAGGAACTAATAACGCACTACCACCTATTAATGAAGGTGGCGCATAATATGGACCATTGACCAGAATTGCATTATTCACAGCAGTATTTATAGGACCCACAGTGGCTAATAAAGATCCAGCATCATTAGGTATTACCCTATAATGGAAATTTCCTATATTAGGACCAGCTGCATTAAGCTGCCTTGCTGCAGTAGCAAGTGTTAACACACGGAATTTACCAGAGCCAAAGAAAACAACGGTTTCTGGGAATGGATAAGTTTCGTTACCTGTCGATATTTTTAGGGTGTCAAGATGCTTCAAGGAGTGGAGCTCATATCCACCTAACCAATCATTATTAAATTCATAATCATACCAGGAGTGTGCATATCCATCATCCCATGTACTTTCGTTGAATATCTGCCAACATAATCTTTTTGTTCCCCAATATTTAAGATTTGGGTTTGGATATTCCTCCTCGTTCTCATCCCAATAAACATAATAATCCTCGGGATTGACCCCGCCAGTAAGGGAGGCTGAAACTGAAAGTATATTAATAGATCCGCTCTCCTCGACTCTTAACGGTACACCATTTTGATCAGCACCAAGCTCACTAGGCGCATAGATTGTTATGGTTACTGGATTTTCCTGTGGATTTTCACACGAAGCAAAATAGTCAGGATAAGTTCTTAAAGAGTTTATTGCTGATGTTATTTCATTGGCACTGTTGTACAGACTATCGCCAGTCTCACTGTAACCTATAAGTCTATTATCGACATAGACCGATAGATTCCCACCACCAAGTATCTTTTGTGACCCATAAATTGAGGTGTCGACATAAAGCTTTTGTGGAGATATGGTTTGTAATAAAACACCACCCCATATGGATTCGAGAGTTATTGGTATATAAAATGTAAAATCATCAACGACTATTGCGTACCATCTCCCATTAATCTGTGGTATACTTCCAGTGATGGTTACTTCGTCACCATCAGAAAGATCATGAAATATAGTTGTTGTAACGTTTGCATATCCATACTGACCAGTTGTAATCTCCAATGATTCAACATCGGATATCGCAAGTGTTGTTTGATCTAACTTTATGGAACCAAATGCTCCATTTGGCGGTGATGTCGTTCTAACATAAACATCCTGACCATCTGCGGATTTATTACCATATGTAGCAAAATCAAGAATCTCCGAGGGTATTGTCTTTTTAAGCTCATCCATCGTTGATCCCTCTGCAGGATATTCCCACATCGAATCATATTCTCTCCATTCCCTATCAACATTTCGCCAAAGATAATTTTCAACCTCCCTGTATCTGGTCCAGGAATCAATATCAACCGTTTTAGGATCAACAAAAATTGATGAGTTTTTAATAACACTCGTCTTTGCATTGAAAGCGTCATATGTGTTGCATATGACCTGATATTCTCCTGTGTAAGGTAAGAAGTGGGCTAACTTATAATAATCCACTATGGATCCTCTAAATTCAAAATGATAGGGTGTACCTGATTGTGTCGCTGATTTATTTACGATCCATTCAATCTCCATCATATTGGAGAAATCTACATTTTTCCAATTTAACATGGAATAATTTTGGACACCCGAATATAATTCAGTCTCGCCGAAAATTCCAGTTGTCGAGTCGTCAAGAGCTATCTCATAATCACCACTACTATAATAAACAATAGTAACAGTACCAAATATTCCAGTTGACTTCACCTTAACTCTGTCACCCGGTCTGTATGTGGGTATTAATAAGGCATCCCAATCTATGTTCAATTCGTCCCATTCCCATCTATCGGGGGAGAGTTCCAGTATTACTGGCATACCAACAGGGGTCTCGTACATTTTTCCAGTTACTGGATCTATGTATGCAGGTGGATCTAATTTTCCATCACCAAGTTCTACTATTTTATCATTTTGTTTAAGATCATAAAACTCAGCAATAGCAGATAGCAAGGATTCATTTTGGGGTGGTGTATAATTTTGTTGTGAATCCAGAGGATTTATAATATTACCAAGATCCGAAAGGGTTGAAGGAATTATCTGTATTATTCCTGTCATTAACGCTGGATTCGTTTTAGAATAATATCGTATAGTACCAGATGCCTCAGGAGCTACGTACCACTGCATAGAATATCCACCAGTTGCTCCATTATTAACTATACCAGTAGGAACATTAAGAGGCCACTGTAGGGGTGAATTTGGATAACCTGAGAAAGATGTTATATTGAAACTAGCTCCAGTTGAATTGGGATCCTTAACATTGAAGGTGTATGATTTTCCAGCTTGCAATTTTAGAATTGGATTATCTCCAGTAACACCATATGGTACATACCCATTAAATCTTATAGCACTCCCAGTACCACCGGGAAAAGAAACATCCAGCGAATACGAATTATCGTATGTGCTAGGAATCTGTATATAATTAGGATTAGGTCTTAAATTAAAATTTCTAAGATCCTCAATGAAACCAAAGTCCGGATTTGGGAAGAAATCAAAATCATAACCTATATTTATATCAGATCTTAACATCTGATCCGTCCAGGATCTTGTGTTTTGAATCATGAAATAAACACCCTCCCCAGTAATATCTATTATTCTAGCATTAAGAGGTAAATAATCTCTTTTTAATCTTTCCTTTAGAGCAAATATTTTTATAAGTACTTCCTCCTGTGTAAATTTAAAAGCATCAACAACAACAGGGTAACCATATTCATCAGTGTCTCCTGTAACCTTATTAAGATCATAATAAAGACCAAATAATGCTGTTTTCTTTATAGATTTGCTAGGAAGCTGAGAATTTTCTGAAGTAACATTAAGTACATAATTTCCCTTTCCGTCAGGACCGTATGTTTGGGTAAGCTTATATTTGCCAGAATTTTCATTATCTAATACGTCACCAATACTATAAGACTGTGAATATCCATTCTTAGATTGCTCAGTTTTTATTTTATTAAGAAAAGATTGATTCTGTTGTAGAGGAGATTCTAATTTTAGGTTTTTATAGTTTAGATTTAACCAGTATTCCTTTATCCTCATGTCCTGATATCCGAAGAACTTAAGGGCATTAATAAGACCTTTATAACTACCTATATAAGGAAATATATCCTCACCAGCTATAAGTAACTCTTTTCTCTTTTCGTTGATCTCTAGAAAGTTTGGAACTGGTTCAGCAGGATCATGATCCCTAAGTATCACAGAATCACTATTATAAAAAGATCTCCCTATATTCTCTAGAAGAACCTTAAATCTTTCATCCTCACCTATAGTTTGTCCATAGAAATCAACCTCCATAATCTTCTGAGGAGTTCCTGTTGTTATGTCCTCTACGATAAGTTTTCTTTCATAGACATTGTCCAAATCATCCGGTGAATTTAAGGCAACGTTTATTGCTACTGCATCTGAAATAACATTCTCAGTAACTATTAAACCATTAGAATAGTAGTCATTAATATCGGAATCTATAGGAATTACCATATTCGGATAACTAATAATCAATGGCTCACCATCTCCTCCAGGCAATTGATCTTCTATGGTATATGTGAATATTATTTCGGAAACGTCAACATCGCCATAGTTATTGTTATACCACCTGGTTCTCCATCTTGCCCCTGTGGACCCAATATTAGACGTGTGAGGTAATCCATATTCAAGATCACCTGAAGATGTTAAAAACTCCTGAACCACAAAAATCTGTTGGTTCTCATACAACCCAGAAGAAATTGGATCGAAATAGATATTACCTTTGAAATATCCACCTGGTCTATTCTCATAACTGGTTTCAAAATAAACCTGAGTATCATAGCTTATAATACTCTGTCCGAGAAAATAACTCTTAGGTAGAACAACAGTAAAAGTCTGATTCCCATTAATTGTAATTGATCCTAACTTACATTTGAAATTGGTATTTGCAACAGGAATATGACCAGTTAAATATATGGTTGCACCCTTATCCATAAAATCACCAGCTTCGACACACCATCTAGATAAATTTGTATTGTTTACATCATCTATATTTAAAGTAAGAGTATAATCATCAGGATTTTCTACCCATTGGAAGTAACCAGCAGTAGTTGCAGAATCACCAAGAATATGTGAAAATCTGGTATCAAGAGGTGTTGGACCAGTTGGTCCTATGTAATCAAAATTTAACGGATTACCATTTTTGTTATAAAAATTAAGATTTAGATTTGCCATTTTAAATTAGAAAACTCTTTTATTGTTTCTTTTAACCGTATAATTAACAAAGTTTTTTATTCCCTTTGTTGATTCAATCAATCCGTATACTACTCTTTCAAAATAGCTAAGAATTCCCTCCTTGACAGGATCCCTATATATAACATTAGACAAACTTCTTCTAAGAATCTGATCCCTATAATCGAATCCATTATATAAGTTATCGTTCTGATTATCCCTTATATCATATAGATTCTGACCTGGATCAAAATCATAATATCTTCTATCAACATTTTCAACCGCCATCTCCTTCATTATTTTTTTATATTCATCTGATGACGAACAAGGTCCAAACATATATGTGCCGTTAGCATTTGTAGTTATTGCACGATATCCGGAGCACCCTATATTATAAGCTCTATTAGTAGCAAGCTCTACTGTACTATAAAGGTCCTTAGAACTATAAAAAGTTGTATTTTTCGTTTTCGGTGTTATACCCTTAGTCGTATAATCGATCTTAAGAGTGTCGTCAGGAAAAAACGGTGAATATGATTGCATTGCTATTATTTATTTTGAGCTGCTAATTGTGTCTTAAGTTCGGAAGTTAGATCACTTCTGAAATTCTTAGGTACCAGCGAAGCAACAGTTATATTAAGAGGTCCAGGTTTACCTGCAACTATACTATCAGTAAAGAATGTTCCGTTCCTATCAGACCACCCACCTCTGAGTATAACAAGTTCATTTCTTCCTATTAATATATCACCAAAATTATCCATTCCTATAACCTCGTTATATTGGGAATCACTAACATTAGAAAGATTCTTTATCGCTATTTGATTGGCTTCGTTTTTCTGCCCTATGAAAAATAAAGAAACTGAATCAACCCCAGCTATACCTTCAACTACTGCTATGAGATCAGATTTTGGTATCTTATCCCTTCTTTTATTACCAAGCATATAATCAGAGAATCTTTTTCTTATAGTTTGTTTTATAGTTTCGGGATCATAACCTTCAAAAATAGAAATTACGACATTAACAACATATCTTGTTATTATTGGCTCAACTATTTTAACAACAGTTGTTGCTATCATAGATCCAGAGTCCTGAATCATGTTTATTATTTTTGTTTTTTGTTGCTGTGTCAATAGAAAATCAGCATCGGACACACTGAAGTAATCCTCATTAGTTGTTAAATTTAGAGTGACATCAGGAACTAAATAAAGGTAAACTATATTATCATCATCCAGATAATCATCATCAAAAGTTGAAAATGCCTGGATTTGTGAGAAAACACCAAATTTGGTCAAGAATATCTCGTAGTTTACTGGATTTGCAAAAACAAAAGATCTACTTGTTTTAGGAGCAACCAATCTTATAAGAGATATACTTTCGGGATTGGTTCCGAAAGTTGGGTCTATGTTATTCTTAATATCTATATAAAGATTAAGATCAACTTCGCCGCCAAAAAGATCAGTACCAGTAGTCACAAATTTATATGTAAGTGGTGTTTCCTTTGTAGAATTTGCATTACCACTTATTCCGCTTGTTTGTAGATATTCAACTCTTATAACAGATCCAGGAGGAGGAACCATACCAAAATTAGAATTACCAAAATAAATATCAATGCCCTCCTGTATTCCACTTCTAACTAAATATCCCTTACCATTAAGAGGTACGTCATAGAGTGAATCATATCTTTTCCAAGTTTCCTCGTTAACATAAACGTCTATATAAAATTGATCTATATAAGATCCTGCTGTTGAGGGAAGATTATAACTTTGTAAGGCAACACCACTTCCTGTTAATGTTGCGCTCTCAAAATTACCCTGTACTATTTTTGCAGCTATAGAATTACCTCTTACTAAGGGTATAGTAACTTCGCTACTACCAAATCTAAGTGAATATATTTTACCATTCTGTAGGCATCTTATTTGTGAATTACCTTTTATTATGACAGCACCTCCAGAAACGTCTCCCTCCCTAGTGTTCCAAGATATAGAAACCTCGCCCTGAGCAGCGGCTGCTCTACCTGGATCATATCCAGCTATCCTAGCTAAACTTCTCACCGAATAGTCCCTAGTTGCTTCCTGCATATTCAATTCAGTTATGGAATCCTCAATAAAATATAATATAAGCTGGGAAAGATTCTGAAGAACAAAAAGTATTTGTCCCCATGCAGAAGCAACAGTAAATACGTTTGTTGTTTGATTATATGTACTTTGGAGAAAAGAAAAAGTATCTCCTAAAAGTCCATCAATAAGTATGTTATTTTTCTTAAATATATTCATTTCTGTTATGTTAATTTTAGCGTTACTAAAGGACTTAAACCTCCATCGGATTGTATATTAAAATCAAGAGTTGCTATATCCCTCTGAGTACCCTGATAGAATTTCAATTCATAAGTTCCGCCCAATGACGCAAAAAGAGGAACATAGACCTTAAGATTAAGATCAAGTTCCTTTTTTATACTGTATTCAGAAAGTTCCAGATTGAAAATAAGATCCTCTAAATTTAAACCGAATTTAGGATCACCCAAAACTTCGCCCTTGTTTGTAAGGAGTAGCATTTTAAGTTGGCCTGTACAGACTTCTATTGGATCTGTTACCTCTAACTGATAAGGATTGTACTTTGGATCGTCAGGATCTCTATTATATATTTCTCTCATAGGGAATTAATTCCCTTTATATATCAATAAAATTTGTCGATGATAAATTAAAATATAAAATTCAATTATGATATATAGAGAAAATACACCAAGATATGAAAAATTTAGAAGAATTAATAGAGAAAGAGAAAAATAAAGAAACCAATGTTTTAGGACCATTTATAAATAAAATGAAACGTGATCCTGCTGCAATCTCAGAATTGGAGGAATCGACACGATATCTGGATACTGAATATGATAATGTGTCTATAGGACAAAGATTCTACCATGTCTGGTTTAATGAGTACAACATTAGAAAATGTAGATATTGTACAAAAAATGCCAAATTTTCAGTGTATGATAGATTCTCGGATAAGATTGATAAAAAGGATTCAAACTATTACACACATTGTGGTTCAGTTAGCTGTCTAATAGATGATTTTAAAGAAAGGGGTAATAGCAAACAGGGATATGGCTCGCTAATAGGAAAAATATCAGGAAACACAAACACCAGAAATGAACTGCTTTCACTGACTAGCTTCCTGGATGAAGAATATTCGAACATAAGTGACTCCCAAAGATTTTATCACGTATTCTTTAAAAAGATGGAGTTGGAATTGTGTGAATTTTGTGGAAGACCAGGGAAATATGGCTTTATGAATAAATTCTCAGAAATCCAAGATAAAAAGGATTCGAACTATTCGAAAGCATGCAATTCTGAAATTTGCAAAAAAAAAGCAACAGTAAAAGGTTCCAAAAATGGAATGCTTAATAAATATGGTATCGAAAATCCTTGGGATATACCTGGATATAGAGAAGGCATAGAGAAGACGAATCTGGAAAGACATGGTGCTAAATATTATACCAGCACAAATCAATTCAGAGAAAAATGCACAAAGAAGTACAATCTGGATTGGGACGGGAAACATCCGACAAGCCACCAATCAACAAAGGATAAAAAATATAAAACCAGTATTGGAAAATATGGATTTAAGTGCTCATTAATGGATATAGATCTTATGAAAAAATCAATGCTTGAAAAGTACGGGGTTGAACACAATATGAGAATCCCAGAAATACACGAAAAAGCAATGTTAGGAATGAGAAGGTATTACGATTATACATTACCAAGCGGAAAAATAATAAAACTTCAGGGCTATGAAAAGTTTGCAATGGATATTTTATTGGTCAAATTTGATGAAAATGATATACTTACAGACATGCATGATATATCAAATATAACTGGTCAAATAATATACAATGAGGGAAATAGATATTATCCAGACATCTATATAAAATCAATAAATAAAATATTTGAGGTTAAAAGTCCATATACTTATAAAATGCACGAAGATAAAAATAGAATGAAAATGCAAAGATGTATCGAAATGGGTATGGATTTTGAATTCATGATATTTGATAGCAAGGGTAATCTAGTAAATATATAAAAATAATTAGCAATATTTCTGATAATATATCAGAAATATTGTTAGATTACTGTTAATTCCACTGCAAAAAGTAAGAACTTGTGTTTTCCCCATTTATCATCTCCATGACCTCCGCTAGCTCAGTAGCACCCTGCGAACCTATCTCGCCAGCATTTATAGTAACCCCACCAGGAAGATTATATGTGAACACACTAAGCATTTGGGAAAGAGCTATCTTCGATTTGGCTATGCAATATCTCACAAAAAGTTCATCATCAAAAAGATATTCGTCAGGAATAGCAACGTGACATCTAACAGAAACATCAATACCACCAACGCCGAATCCTTGGGCAAGTTGACTTCCCTGCCCACTCTTTCCTGATCTATTAGGATCTCTACCCAATATGGTTAAGGCTTTTGTGTTTTTGTTGTATTTATAAGCAAACGTGTTTAATAGGTATGCTTTTGCAAGATCGAAATATGAGTACATAACTGTTCTATAAACCATATTATCTCCCATAAAGGGCGAAAGTAACAATTCAGAACCAAGTAATTTTGAATCACCAAAGTCCCTATCTGGGGTTCCGGACAAACCAGACCCACCAAGTTCTCTAACCTCATATACACCAATTATGGAAGGGGGAAGAACTATTTGTCTGGTTCTTTTAAACTCCGGATGTGCAAATATGCTATTGGCTATAACAAAAACTCTATCCTCAACCGCATATTGATAATTGTCATAAAACCAAGCTTTAGCTCTTTTTATTATCCTCTCGATCTCTGTTGGATTCAAGCTATATGGTAATGCACAACTAAAATTTAATGCATCCTCGATTTCCTGTACTAATTCTTCCTGTGTCATGTTGGGTTTTTATTTTAATAGTTCATGTTTCCAAACTTGGAACCACCGTAACGATCATTAAGATTTTTAAGTCTACTATCAGTAACAAATCTAGTCATTCTAATATCTTCGGGGGCTTTGACCTTCATGGTTTCCTTACTAACATCAGAATTATCACCAAGTATTCCTCCTCTAAAAACACCACCAACTATTTTGCAGTTTATGTTTTTATTTTCACAATCTATGAAGCAATCTTTTAATTCGTTACTGAAATCAACTATCGTTGATTTAACCTTAGATGCTATAACCTTTGTTCCACCGAAAATGACAGAATCTTCAACACATGATTTTTTTATAGAACAATTATAGATGTTACAGTTTCTAATCGTAGCATTTTTTATATCACACAATATGAGATCAACCCCATCAATCTCAAATGCACCTCTACTCCTAGCTTCCTTAACTTGGGATCTACCTGTGGTTGTATCATAATTGAAATAGCATGATGTTATATTTCCATCAACTATTAAATCAAAGATTTTATCTCTTATAGCAAAGAAATAGGTTTTAATATTTTCATCCCAACCTTTAAGATCGACAAAAATATGAAAATCAGGATAGTTTCTAAAAAATATATCGGGATCGCTGAAAGATCTAACAACCTTAGCATACCTATTCATCATGGATTGCAAAGTAGCAAGATCCTGTTTTGTGTACCCAGATATTCTTCCGCTTAAAAGATCATATAGATAAAGAATAATATAATCTATTATTTCTCTTATATCCTTTATTTTCTTTTGATAATCCCTATTACCGAGATATCTGAATTCTATGTAGCCCTTTGGTATTTTTGTAAAATTCACACCATAATATTTGTCCTCAGGTACTCTGTACATTTTAGGATCTATAGTGGAAATGTTTTCAAGAACGGAAAATCTATTTCTAGGAAGTACTTTTTTTACAGATTTTGCATAGACGTTTTTTTCTCTTGAACCAAACTTAGAATATATTAGGTCTTCATCAAGACCTAATATAAACTTAAGCTTATCTATGGTTTCAATTTTATTCTTTACGTCTTTCCTGTTCTTATCGAAGCTTACTGAGAATTGGAATGCACATCTATCATTAGTCCATCCATTTTCATCTATCCATTTTAATATCTTTATTAAAATTGGAATTGCCTCCATGTAAGGAAGTGGTCCGGTGATAAGCTCAACCATTTTATTACCCCCAGAATAGTCTGGTTCGAGTTTAAAGTTGTTTGAATCAACCGGTGTTTTTGAGTGATATTTTTCGGAAACTATAACTTTCTTTTTGACAAGTTGGGATAATGCTTCAGCAGCCTTACCTTTTAAAAGGTCGGTGTAAAATTCAAATTCGAAACCAATTACCGCTGAACTAAGTGCATTAAGCTTATCAAAATGTGTTCTATTATCCGACATCTACTACTTTAACATATATTTTTCCCGAGATTGTTTCAACCTCATAAGGAATAACAGTAACGTCGTCACCAACTCTTATGTTATTTCCCTTTCTACCAAGTTTATCCTGTGGTATTAATGCCAAAAGACCAATTTCCTGAAGCTCCACTAAAGCCCCATTTTTTCTTTTGTGTTTAACCTTCGCTTCCATGGGTTCAACAGTTCCTTCATTTACCTGAGATTCAAGATCCTGAATAATTACATTTCTTTCCAACGGCTGATCCAGCGTAAGAGTTAATCTATTATTGTCTTTTATTTCCTTAACATAGAATTCAATTTCTATACCAGGAGAAAGAGCTGCTAGACTATTACCCTCTGCAAATTCGGTTTTGTGAATAAGTCCAGTGTAAACATCGTCCCACTCAACAAATACTCCAAAGTCACTAGTTCCAGTAACATATCCTCTATACTTCTTAGTAAGATCAAGTTCCTGTATTTTGGAATCCATGATTCTATTAAGATACTTCTTATATGATACAATAAATATATCTTTAGCTTCAACATAGCCCTCGATCATAACGTGCATTTCCTTACCAATATAAGATTCAAAATCGGTTATTTTGTTTGCAGCTGCAAGAGACCCAGGCATGAAACATTTAATACCTGACAGCTCAGCAATATATCCACCTTTATTTATACTAACAATTTTAACAAGATAAGCATTGCTTTCTTTTTTAATTTGCTCGAATAACTCAGCTCTGAGACTGTGTATATAATATTCTATAATTGAACCAGAATAACTTCCGTTCATTTTTCTAACCCTTGCTTTAAGCTCCTCGCCAGGATAGAAACCTATACCAGTTATATTCAGTTTCTCAGCATCCCTTCTTTCTCTCTTAAGATCGATATAGATCGTCTGTCCAGAATTAGTCTGAGCTAAAGCCTCATCAGCTTTAACACTTATAATCGTACAGGTGTAAACTCCTCCATCAGTAAGATCCTTAGATCCACCCTCGAATTTATCATTGCCCGTAAAATAAAGTTCCGCTAGCTCCTCAGCGTAAGGTTCATGGCAATATATTTTAGATCCTGCCGGGGATTTGATTTTAGAATTGATCGATAAACCATTTGGTAAATCCCATTCAAAATTTTCTAAGGAATCAAAATTCATTTTTTTTAAGTTTTAGATGATTATACTTTACTATTAATTATAGTATATATCATATCTTTAGTTCCTTTAAATCGCGGAATTTTTTAATAAACTAAAGGGACGAATCCTATCATCGGTATAGGACCATTTGGTCCAGGTATACCACCACGATAGATAAACTTTAATTCGAGTAGATGCATAGAAAAAGAATAGGCAAGAGCAGAAGCCACCATTTTGGCAGCAATTTGTTTTTCCTGTGGTTTATTAAATCTTTTTCCAGTATTGAATGCTCTCTTTATATTATTACCAAGCATTGTCTGGCTACCATAATATATCGGAGTATAAAGTCCACCCTGAGGTGCCGAGATCACACAAGGAGGGGCAGCAGGTTCATTTCTCAATGGTCGTTGAGCACATGATTTCCAATAATCTATTACACCCTTAGCCATCACATTATAAGCATCTTCCGGTTTATCCGGATCATCATTTTTTCTTGCTGCGTCTGCTATCTCGTTTATCCAGCGTATTCTAAGATTCCTGTATCTTTCCTCTTCTTTCGCATACTGTACGAGCTTAGAGGCTTTTTGTCTCGCAAGTCTCACTCTCTGAGAATTATTAGAATTAAAATTGCTATTATTGAAATTGCTATTATTCCTATTATCACCAAAAACTAGATTAAACCCGCTAGAATACGAGAGGTTATATGAACTTCCTCGTGGGTTTACAGAAAACAATCCTATAATCTCGTTAGCATATTGATAATTATCACTAAAATCTAATTCTGCTTGCTCTATTATGTTATCCGAGTAATTTTGCTGTTCTAATAAAGCTTTAAGATATCCAGCGTCGTACACGGAATATGTGAAATGAGTTATAAAATTAGCAGTCAGGTAGTCAGGAATTTTATTAGGATTGCTCCGATGTTGTTCCTGTAAAAGATAAGGAGTTATACTAACCGAGGGTAAGTTGCTTGTGATTTCTGCTAGAGAAATCTTTCTGTTAATAGTATCTGGCATCAATTCTCTAATAAAAGTCTTATTGTATTGTTTACTAAAGTATGAAACCATTATTTTTCTAAGACCTCTGACAGTAGAAACTGATGTTATTTTTCCATTTATCAAATCTCCCTTCCAATATCCGTCATTATTACTCCTTGAGAGTCTCCTTCTATAAGTATCACTATATTCAACAGTATTGTCAACGTTAACATCTCCCTTAGCATACTTAAAGGTATCAGATGTCAAATATTCGTTTGTTTCAGTTCTGCTTTTATATTTAGCATACCCTCTAACATCGTCACCTGGTTGCAAGGGTCTATCAACCTCCAACTTTAAAATTTTAACCACCTCGTTCATTATAAGATTTCCCCAATTTGAATAGGCACCAGTTCTTAATGTATACATCCATTGGAGATAGGAATTCGTTCCGTCAAAATTTTTTAATATTTTTCTTGCAATCTCCACAATAGCTTGGTTTCGATCAGCCGGAAAATTTGGATACTGTGAAAAAAACTGGGAATAAACAAAAGGTGGTATGGTTGCCTTATTTTCCTCTGTCCAATCTCTAAAATCCAAATCGACCTGATCGGCAGCACCGGATACATCTATTGTTGGTGGCTGGACATCCAAATCAGCATATGCTGGACTTGTTTTTTTATCTTCAAAAGTTAAATCTCCGCCTTCATAAAGTATTTTAAATCCTTTCCTAAATCCATCGAACATGACAGTATCACTTCCGCGAACATGTGTCTGTCCATACGGTGATGCTGCTTTACCTATAGTCGCAGAGATATATTCCATTCTAAGAAAATCCGCCATCTCCTCATAGGATCCAATAGACTGTGACGTTAATTTTTCACTAACGTTGGATATAAATGTTCCCCAATCTGCTGCCATTGTTATTTAGTTTTTGATACCTGACTTAGATGTGCGGGATCGGTCATGGGAACTATGGGGGTTCCTGATGGACCAACCCCAGTTGGATGTGTATGAGAATTGAAATAAGTTAAAAATGTGCTACCCTTAACAAGTTTTTCAACTGCCCCCTCACCGAGTTCTATATTGTTACATTTTACTATAACTTTACTTTGTTCCATTCTTATTTCGTCCTCCCCCATTTTTACAACTATTCTAAGCTCTCCACCATTCTGAGTATCTAATTGAACCTTAGCGTCACCGAGTGATATAACAAGACCTTTCTTTCTTGTGTATATTATTTTAAGAGCTCCAGGTAGTGCCTCACCGTCATATACAAGAGATTGAGTACCCTCATAAGAATTTTCCTCCTGAAGCTCAGCAAGAATATCCTGTGATTGTTCCTTTATATACTCATATGTTATTTTATAGTAATTTTCACCTTCAAAATGTACAGATACAACTGCACCTAATCTAGGAACCGTTATATTACCACCACCATAGTTTGCACCAAAAGATAAACCTGGCATCTGCTCAGCCCATGGTATATTCTCAACTGGTATATCATCAAAAATCCCAAATACAGAAACTTTAGCTCTCCCCTTCTTAAGAGGATCGTTAATATCTACTATCCTTCCAAGGTAGGTTTTTTCACTAGCCATAATTATACAAAGTCATTTTTATCCGAATTAAGTCCATCGGTACTTATATTATATTTAGTATTAGGTTTTAGGTTTCCAAGATTTTTAGGTTTTTCTATTGCAAAATCTCCACTGGTGGATGGATAAACTTTATCAAGATCACCTCTAGATATAGTATTTGTATTAATCGGAGGTGCTGAATATATGCTTCCTGGTGGTTGCTGAAAATTATTATTCATGTTTATTAATTGTCCACTATTGGAAACCACGCCCTGATTTGGGTAGACGTTTTCATTAACCCCACCGTATGCTCTATTAGGAAGTCCAAGATCATTCCCAGGGACTCCAGAATATTCATCACCAGAGGGGTCAGGATATATTCTACCCGGTGCTCCAAGATCATTCCCAGGGACTCCAGAATATTCATCACCAGAGGGGTCAGGATATATTCTAGCAGGAGTTCCAAGATCAGGTCCTGGCGAGGTTGGGTATTCATCACCACCCGGTGCTGGATAAATTCTATTAGGAACTCCTAAATCTGGTCCTGGAGAGGTTGGATATACATCACCAGTGGTTGGAGGATAAACCCTGTCTGGAGCTCCAAGATCTGGGCCTGGAGAGGTTGGATATACATCACCAGTGGTTGGAGGATAAACCCTGTCTGGAGCTCCTAAATCTGGCCCAGGAGAAGTTGGGTATTCGTCACCACCTGGTGCTGGATAAATTCTATTAGGAACTCCTAAATCTGGCCCAGGAGAAGTTGGGTATTCGTCACCACCTGGTGCTG